CGCTCGACGGTGAGGGTGCGCGCCTTGCGGTCGTGCGAGATCAGACGCGGGACGTAGGGCAAGTTTTTTTGGTAGATTCCGAGTTCGCGCGCGAAGACCTCCTTGTTCGCAAAGGTCTTGGTGCACTGAGTGGCGGAGCAGCAAACGGCAGAGTCGGTGGAGGTCGGGTCGACGAGTCGTTTGATAAAGCCAGGGACGGTGGACTCCGACTCACACGCCGACATTCGTCTCCTTGTCCCAATGTGTACCAAAAAGGGGAAAGCTGTACCAAACGAAAAAGCTTGGTACAAAAGCCCCAAAAGACGAGTCATGCGTCTCATCGTCAACTACGGACCACGCACGGCGATCGTCGTCCTGGACGGTGGTGCGACCATGTTCGACCTGGTAGAAAAGTGCGCGCAGAAGGTGGGGATGAAGAATGGACAGTTTGACGTTTGCCTGGATGTCGCCGGACGACCCGTCATCGAGGACATGAAGGAGGTGTGTGACGGGGACAGTCTCCGCCTCGTGACCAAGGAGGAGGGTGCACCCCACAAGAAGCAACGCACGACGTCGGCAACCACACGTTCGGAACGATCTGTACACAACCGACTTCGTGACGACGCTGGGTACGTTCGCGTTTTTGCTGGTCACGAGGACGGCAACGCAATGGTCCGTTGCGCACTCGCGGCACTCGGAGACATTTCCCCGTCGGAGCTGTCCGTGCCGACGAACGGTGTGAAGAACATGGAGGTGACGACGCGCGCCAACATTGTCCAAACGGCGACACACCTCTCGCCGGAGTGGAAGAACGCGGGACACTACGACGCGAACGAGGCGGGCGACGTTCTGTGCGCGGTCGCCGCGTACTACAAGACCCCAGTCGTCGTTCTTGATCTGGTCCACAAGCAGTACACGTCCGCACACCGGTACCTGGTCGACGGTTCGGACGGCGCCGTATCGTTGGACGCCATCTCCGACTGCGCACCGGGATCCATCCTTCTCGAACGCAAGGCCACTCACTATTCGGCGTTCCTGCACCTGGCGCGTCCCACCACCAAGGACGAGGCGTACCGTATGCACGCAAACGGGTTTGGAATCTGCTACGACCGTTCCAAGTACGTGAAGGCGGCAACGGAGGTCGGTATCCTCACCAAACGTGCACTCCTCGTTCCTCGCGACTGTGCGTACGTTCCGGTGATTTTTGCGCACATGAATCTCAACGGCATCGCCAGACAGACACTCAACCTGCTGGACCTCACGTTTCGCGAGGAGTGCGAGAGGCGCGAACAGTGCGGTGACATTGCGCCACGAAGCTGCATCGCATTCATGGACACGAACGCAGAGGCAAGTGGTTTGTTTGTGCGCAAGGACATTCTCCACCTTCGCAATGTCTGGGGTGTTACAATCGGTCCGCACATGAATGGGGTCTCTCCACTCGACGCGCGCCGCGAGCAGCGCTGCGTCGATGGAATACTGGCAGGTTGCGAGTCCGACGTGTGATATGTGTGCGCATTTGGGACGACGTTCGGACACGGGGGTGTGTGGTAATGAGGCGCGTTTACCTTACCACACGCGTATTTGGTAAGGGTTTGAGAAAGTACGCAGTGGATATGTCCGACATTGTCAACCTGCTACGCAACGGTGTCTCCGTGACCGATCCGCGCATCCGTCCACATGTGGAAACGGCGGATGCGGAACTCGTCGCGTTGTTTGGTAGTTTGAAGGGGTTTACTCCAATGGCGCGCCACAGATTCCTGATTGCACGGGAACTCGATGTACAGGAGGCGCACGCAATGATGATACGGCGTGTGGAGTGGGCGCGGTCGACCCTTCCCATCCCCATGAGCGACAGTGTGAGAGAAGAAATGGACAAGGGGAAGGTGGTCGCGACTCCGTACAATGATTTGAAGACGGATCGTCCCATCGTGGTGATTCGGTCTCGCCTCTTCGATCCTAAGATTCGAAGCATGGACGACAGTGTCCGGGCGACCATCGCAACGGTGGAGCAGTCGTTGGGGCGTTCTACTTCCGAGAGTGTCTGCGTGTACTACGATCGAACGGGCTTCGATATCAAACGGAACTTGGACATCGATTTTCTGAGGGAGGTGATACGCGTCCTCTCGGACAACTATCCGGAGACACTGTCTTCCATTTACGTGTACCCTACCGGAGGAGTCTTCAAGGCCGTCTGGACCATGGTTGCCGCGCTCCTCAACAAACGCACGCGAAACAAGGTCGTCATGCCCAAATCGTTGGACGAACTCCTGGAGGCGATCCCCACTCCTCTTGTGATGGAGGGGTTGTGAAAAAATTGTTTCATACACAGACAAATGGAGTGCGTGCGTGCGCCCCGTCCCGACATGGTACGAACGTTTGGTCTCGTCGCATTTGCATACGTTGCACTGTCGAGAGGTACGTGCTGTAAGTGGAAGCGCGTCGTCGCGTCCCTCATTGTGGTCAACGGACTCTTGTGTCACCTGACGCAGACGAGTTCGTGCCAATGGTTGGATGTCGTCGTGAATACGCTCGTCATACTCGTCCTCAATGCGACCTCTCCCGATCAACCCTACATTTTACTCTCAACTCTCGTCATATTCCTTGTTTGGAAACGGTGCACAGGTCGACCGGAGCGCGCGTGGCTGCACGTCCTTGGGGTGCAGTGGATCGGAGCGTACGCCCTTACGCGCGCGTGAGTGCCCCGTTTACGCGCGTGATCAAAACTCAGCGTCGAGTCCAAAGGTGTGGTCCTCCCCGGGACGCACGCGCACCCCCGCCTTCTGATACGACGTCTCGCGGTTCTCGAAGAAGTTGGCCTTGGTCTCCAACCCCTGCGTGAGCATGAACTCAAAGGGACACGTCGTGTGGAAGAGTTTGGGGTGACCCAACTGCACGAGAAGTCGGTCCGCCACAAACTCGATGTAGATGGACATGTCCGCCGCGTTCATGCCGATGAGGGACACGGGCAGTGCCTCGCAGATAAACTCCTTCTCGTGCTCCACAGCGTCGCGCACGATCTTGTGCACGGTCTCGTCCGACAATTTATTGGTCAGCAGGTCCTTGTACAGGTGCGCTGCAAAGTCCTGGTGCATTCCCTCGTCTCGCGCGATGAGGGTATTGCTGGCGCACAGTCCTGGCATTAGACGACGCTCCTTCAACCAGAAAATGGCACAAAAGGAGCCGGAGAAAAAGATGCCCTCCACGACCGCAAAGGCGACGAGACGTTCCGCAAAAGATGCATCGTCGTTGTCGATCCAACGGATCGCCCACTGCGCCTTTTTACGGATGCAGGGGAAGTGGTCAATGGCGTGGAAGAGACGGTCGCGTTCCCCCTCGTCCGAAATGTAGGTCTCTATCAAGAGCGAATACATTTCGTTGTGCACGTTCTCCATGGTCTTCTGAAAGTCGTAGAAGCACTTTGCCTCGCGGAGGCACACCTCCCGCCCGAAGCGTTCGGCGAGATTGTCGTTGACGATCCCGTCGGAGTTGGCAAAGAAGGCGAGGACCATGGAGACAAAGTGGCGTTCGCCCGCGGTGAGGCGCTCCCAATCCGACGGATCCTTGCTCAGATCCACCTCTCCCACCGTCCAAAATGCGGCGAATGCTTTCTTGTAAAGTTCCCAGGTCCGGGCGTAGCGGATGGGGAACAGGTTGAAACGTTTCTCCTCAGGAGACAGCAAAACCTCCGACGTGCGCATTTGCAGTATGTTTGTTGGTACGTTGGGTTGGTACACACACACACACACACACGTGTCGTTAATGATGTCTGGTACACTTTTTTCTTCCACCATCGGACAAATGGACTTCGTACATGTATACGTGCGTCTACTCTTGGCATGGGGACCACTCACCCAGGAAACTCGCCGTGCTTCTATATAGAAGCTATTTTCTAAGACTCGATGTCATTCGGTGTCCGTCTTAATTGGTATGCAACGCCTCTTGCACAATACTTTTTTGCGACACACCGACGACATGTCTCAGGTGAGACGCAATTCCGCAACGATGCGCCTTTGAACGTCGTCCGCCACCAACCCTTCGCCACGTTCGAAGGCGGCGAGCGTTTCCACATCACAACGGACTCGCTGGGCGAGCTCGTGCACCGTGAGACGATTCTGTATGCGCGCGATCTGCATGCGTTCTCTCAGGTCCTTTGTGCGCGTTACCATCGTGGTCGTTGCGTCCGCCGTCACGGTAGAGGATGTCGATGGTGTTGGTCGCTGTCGCAACAGAGACCACGTTTGCCAGACGGGAACGTAGTTTGTCAAGGTTGCGTCGACCTGCATCAGTGTGACGCACGTTGCTGAGAACACCCACGCGAGTGAACGATTCTAAGGCGATCGTTATTGAGATGCTCCCCACCGAGAACGACACATGGTTTCTCATTCGCTCGTACTTTGAAAAGTACGGCATGTGTCGCCATCAGATCGAAAGTTTCAACAACTATCTCCAGGTCTTGCTCCCGCACATTGTACAGGAGTCGTCGGAGATGCGTGTCACGGAGGGGGATTCCGAGCACGTCGTTTCCATGTGCAATCTTAGCGTGGAACGTCCCACCGTCACCGACGCAGACGGAACGGAACGCGTCCTCGAACCGCACATGGCGCGACTGCGGAACCTCACCTACTCGAGCGCCATCATGGTCGACGTCGTGCACGACATTTATCGAAACGGTGCACAGGTGGAACGCCGTCTCTTTCGCGAAACTTGCCTGTGTCGTCTTCCGATTATGCTCGGTTGCAACGCGTGTCATACGCAACATCTGGAAAGTCACATGGAGTGCCCACTCGATCAGGGCGGCTACTTCATCGTGGGTGGATGCGAAAAGGTACTTGTGGCACAGGAGAAGCTTCACCAGAACGTCCCTTACGTCTTCAGCGTGAAGCAACCGTCGCGGTTCTCCCTGCAGTGCGAGATTCGCAGCTGCAACGAACGCAAGCTGCGGAGTACCTCCTCCCTCTACATTTACATCACGAACGCAAAGAAGGGAGCGATTCCGTGCATGGTCGCAGAACTTCCCTTTGTGACGATGCACGTTCCCGTACTCGCACTCTTCCGTCTTCTGGGAGTGGAGACACGGCAGGCGGTGATGGAGGCAATCGTCGGAACGGAGGACGCCACGGAGTACCGTCTCCTGTGCTCCATTCTCGACAACGACAACACTGCCGACATGAGCGTGGATGCGCTTTACGAGTACATCGGACGTGAGGGAACGCGCGAGGTGACGCGCGAACGGCGGCAGCGTTACCTGGATCACATCATCAACTGCGAGGTCCTTCCGCATCAGGGTCTCACCTCCACTCCCGAGATTCTGCGTTCCAAGGCGCTTTTTTTGGGAATCATGATCCGCAAGCTTATCAAGGTGTACATGGGAGATTTGCAGTGCGACGATCGCGATCATCTCGCCGCAAAGCGCGTCGACTGTGCCGGCACGCAGTTCGGACTTCTCTTTCGACAGGTGTTTCGTACCGTGCACAAGTCCATCTCCATTCAGTTGCAGCGCGTCGCGGAAACTGGGAAGATGAATTTTACAAACATTGGCAACTTCATCACCTCCAAGAAGATGACGCAGCAGTTTCGGTATGCACTGGCCACGGGAAACTGGGGGATCATGTCCACGCGTGGAACGACGGCACAGACGGGTGTCGCGCAGCAACTGGGTCGCATGACGAGTGCGTCCACACTATCCTTACTGCGCAAGGTGTCGACGCCCGTTGCCCGGGAGACGAAGAACCCTAAACCGCGTCAATTGCACCCAACGTCATGGGGTCTAATATGCCCCATGGACACCCCCGAGGGAGGTGCGTGTGGATTAACCAAAGCGATTGCCATGCTCGCACACATTCGCATCGGGACATTTTCGGATGCCATTCTGGAGCAACTTCAGACGATGTTCGATATCGATCTCAAGGGGGATTTGCAGTATGCTCTTCAAGCGACGTCCGAGGAACGTTCGAATGGCGTCCCCATCCTGGTGAACGGGGCTCTCATCATGTATACACAGTCGTCGCTTCTTCAGGACGTTCTCACGGCACTTCGCACACGCCGGCGCGACGGACGTCTCCCATTCGACACCACGGTGGCGTACGTGGACGGACACGTCATCGTGGAGAGCGACCCGGGGTGCCTGTTGCGGCCCCTCCTGTGCGTCGACCACCTGAACGAGTTCACGCACCTGGTGCGCAACACGACGCGTCCCAACATGCTGATGGACGAACTCATCTCCGCGGGCGTTGTGGAGTACATTGACAAGCAGGAGGAAAATGGGTTGCGTGTCGCTCTGAACCCGTATGAAGAACCGGTGGAAGGATGGAGCGTATACACGCACTGTGAGGTGGATCCATCCATGATCACAGGATTGTGTGGGGCACTCATTCCATTTCCCGACTTCAACCAGTCTCCACGCAATACGTATCAGTCGGCGATGATGAAGCAGGCACTGGGAATCCCTACGCTGAATCATTCGTTGCGCATGGACACCATTCTTCATGTCATGGCAAGTCCACAACGTCCCATGGTGACGACGCGCATGGACTCGCTCGTGGGCGTGTCAGAGGCGCCCGCAGGGATCAACGTCATCGTCGCCATCATGTCCTACACGGGACAAAATCAAGAGGATTCTCTCATCGTCAACCGTGCATCCCTCGAACGCGGAATGTTCACGAGCGTCAAATATCAGACATTTCGCGACGAGGAGCATCAAAACGGTGGATCTGACGCGGAGCGTTTCAAGAACGTGGGTAAAATGCAAAACGTGATGGGGAAGCGCGATTCCAACTACGACCATTTGGAGGATTCGGGTACGGTGGCGGTGGGAACGCGCCTCAAACCCAATGACGTCATAATCTCAAAGACTGTGACTACCACGGATCTGGGAGAGGGGACACGGCGCACCGTCGAGCGCGACTCGTCGACCGTCATGCGTGAGCACGGGATCGTCGATTCCGTCCTTCACGTTACGAATCAGGACGGAACGCGTTTGTCAAAGGTGAAGGTGCGCAACACCCGACGCCCCATCGTCGGCGACAAACTCTCCAGTCGTATGGGACAAAAGGGTGTCATCGGTGCCATTCTCCCACAGGAGGACATGCCGTACACGCAGGATGGACTTGTGCCAGACATCATCGTCAACCCACACGCCATCCCGTCGCGGATGACCATTGGTCAACTCACCGAATGTCTTCTCTCCATACTGGGAACGTTCACGGGCGAACGTGGCGACGGTACCATGTTCCGAGGAACGTCGCTCGAGTTCATGTGTGACGAGCTTGAGCGACACGGGTACGACCGTCACGGACGGACGACACTGTACAATGGATTCACGGGTGAGGCGTTCGAGGCAAAGGTGTTCATGGGACCCACCTATTACCAACGCCTCCGACACATGGCCGCGGACAAGGATCACGCGCGACCTCGCGGTCCCGTGCACTGGCTGTCGCGTCAACCCACCGAGGGACGTGCGCGAAACGGTGGACTTCGTTTCGGTGAAATGGAACGGGATTGTCTTATTTCACACGGCGCGTCGCAGATGATCCTGGACCGTCTCCTCGACAACTCAGATCCGGCGACGCTGACCGTGTGCGGTACGTGTGGACTTCCTGCACAACCTCCCGCGGAGCACACCGTCGTGCGCAACCGTAACGCAGTGTGTCAAAACTGCGCAGAGAAGGGTCGTGTCACGGAAATGCACACACCATACTCCTTCCGCCTCCTCCTTCAGGAGTTGCAGGCGATGTCAATCGCGGTGCGGTTCGAGTTCGATGAGGAATGAGAAATGGATGAGAGAGGAATGAGAGAGGAATCAGTGTGGTCGGTGGTATGGGTGTATGCGCGTGTCTATGTGTCTGCGGACAATGTCCACCGTTGTGTTCCATGTAAAGGACGAGTCTTCACTTTGCGGTCGTGAGCGAACACTTTTGCAGCTTCTTCAGCGTGAGTACACACCGGACATTGCTCAGACGGTGCTCGTCCCACTCATGACGCAAACCAGTCCCATTTCCCTTCGCGCGCTGGATTGGGCCGTCGTTAACTGGAGCAAGCAACATAACATCATTTGCACATCCATTGTCCCTGGTCAGATGACCAACATTCACCACTCATACCGAAGTGCACTGAAGTACTGGAAACGTCGCCTTTTCGATCCATTCCGCCGCCGGTCGCGCGTGACGGTTGTCATCGACGGTGAGGAGTTCGAAACAACACTCGGACAGGCAAACTTCGCGTTGTGGACGTACAAGACAGGGGTACTCAACTACGTCACCACCAACATCGAACTCATTGAGACCGACATGAATCGCGTGTCGCAACGCCAAAAGCGTCTTCGACGCGACGCAAAACGCGACGGAAATGTTCACAGGCGTCGCGAGCTGACTCAGAGAAACACGAGTCTGTGTGTCGCCTACCGCGCCCCTCAGTGCATTCGGTTTTCGAAGTCGTAAAGAAAATGTGCGTTTGTGATCCGAAAGTCACATCAAAATTTTTTTCGTCCATGTCATGTAACCAACCCCCCGAATTCCAGACTTACGTCGACACACTGACAAAATTATGGATTCGGCAAACATTGGATCGATCACCAACCCCGTGAACTCTGAGGAGTTTCTCCCGCCCGCCACGTGCAGGCACAAGCGTGGCGACATGGAATTTGTCAAGTCGCAACAGGCGGACCGTGAGCGCATGGTCTGCGCCGTCGGTCTCGACGTGCACTACGAACTCAACGTGCTGTCGGGCGAGACGGGTTCCTACCAGCCGCGCCTGCGCCCGTTCAACCCTCGTATGAGCGGTCCGGCGTGCCCGTACAACTACACCGGCAAGTTCCTCGGAGAGGCGAGCATGAACGACGTGTGCGACGATCCCATCGAACTCGGACGCAAGATCCACGCGGAGCAACCGTACGATACGGCGCTGTACCGCAAGCACGATCCGCGCAGGGTGTCGAAGACGGTCGTCATTCGCGACTACGGATGCAAGGTGCCCATCACCCTCGCGGACACGGAGCACATTGCGCGCGCCGTGCTCAACAACTACCCGGACCGGTACGTGGACTTCCTCAAGGAGTTTGTGTCCAACATCATGGGCGAGTCGATGAAGAAGTACCTCGTCACCTACCGCGATGCTCTCAACCGCATCCTCGAGAACCCGACCGAACTCAACCGCGTGTCGTGGGGCGCGTACAAGAACGTCCAGGGCGGTCACTCGTCGGTCCTAACAGCAACCGATGACAAGACGACCGCGGAACAGGTGTACGGCGCGGACTGCACCCTTCCGTGGGATGAAAACATCACGGAAGCGCTCTCGAAGGTCATTTACACCAAGGGAGACACCACGACGGGGTCTCTCACCGCGAGCGACGTCTTCGACATGCGTCCGTGCCTTCAGCAGCACATTGCGACGTTGGACGACATGAGTTCGATGTGGTGCCAGGGGTTTGCCACCAAGGAACGGTTTGCACTCGCCATGATCTGGTGGTGCAACGAGCAGGGACGCAACCTTTCTCAGGATCTGGCGCTCCTGAAGGACAGCGACCACCCCAATTACAACCTCATCGAGTTGCACGTTCCGGTCAACCCATTCCACATGAAGGACCCCAAAGGTGATCCGAAGGACCCGTCTCCGGACCAGAACTGCGCCATCCGCGCGGACCTGAGGGATCGTCCACGTGGCATTCCAAACAAGTACGAAACGAAGGAGACGGTGGCGTTCCGTGTTCCGGTGGGTCAGTGGACGGGAAACAACGAGACACCGAACGTGATCCTGAACTCCTCCAAGTCTCAGTTCTCGTGGGGATGGGGTCACCCGGCGAACCTCACCGTGAATACTCCTGTGTTCTCACGACGGGTTGATGCTGAGGTGGGTGCAACGACGGACTGGCATCACGCTGACGCTGGCCACACTACTGTCTTTTACACTATGTGCGCCCCATACCTGAGGTATGTCTTCAATGGAATCGACCAGACACGGGGCCGTAATCAAACTATTCATCCGGATCCTAATGATGTGTATCGCGCTACTCTTGCTCCTCCTCCAATTGTGACCACGCCACCGGGGCCTCCTCCTGCAAATCTGGTTGAGTACGACTCGAACACTTGGCGCACTGTCCCTGTACAAGATGCAGGTGCGTATACACAGGGTGGGTTCATGGTGTACGAGTACCCGTGCTCTACGGAATACGTGCGCTCCCACCGTTGGGGTGCCGCATTCGCAGGCGCCAAGGCTGAAGTGGGTCCGGTGCAGACTGCAGTCGACATTCCCGTGGTCGACCCTGCCCAAAAGCGGAAGAATCGCACCCTCCGCGATTCTCTCGGTGCGGACGACGACGACGCGCGCTCCATGGCGTCCTTCTACAGAGGAACGTCGTCAGACCGCACGTATGGTTCGCTGCTCGGTCTCACGAAGAGTACTGCTGGCAATAACGGCGCGCCGATGTGGTCCATCATGCAGTTCTCGGACGACAATACGTTGACTGGGAAAGCAGGAGACGTGAGTCAGGAAATCTGTGACACGGCGGAACGCGTTGCGCCCGTGATCGACAACGACCCAGCAGTGTGCGCCCCGGATGGTGTCTCCATCGTGCGCCGGTCGTTCTCGGGAGCGTGCCGTCATCTGGATCCGTTCTTCACAAACGGTCCGAACTGTCTGGTCACCACCGTCGGCGACAAGATCCCCGACGACCGTGTCGTCCACGTACTGATCAAGTCGCGTTGCTTCTCGTACTACAACATTTCCGAGATCGGGACGACGGACTTTTTCAGAAGCACCATGGCGACCGCTCTTTCGAATGTGCGCAAGTTCGCGTCCATGTCCGGCATCACGAATGTCGCAAACTCCGACGTGGGTGCGTACTTGAACAGCTACACCAATGCGGGTGGAAACTATCCGTTCCGTACCGTCGTTCCTCCCCTTGCAGTGCTGGGGTCGCACGCGGGGTCCATCCTTCCATTTGCGGACATCTACACCAGCGGTGCGGAGCAGCGTCGCACCTTCGACGCCAACTTCAACAACGGCAACGAGTTGGAACGGCGCGACGCGTCCGGCAACGTGACCGAAAAGGGAGCGAAGCACGTCGTCATCAACCAGCCCTTCATTCCCTCCTTCTGCATCGACATGAACAATGTCAACTGGAAGCGAACGGAGTCTGGCGGGCCCGGGAACAAGGGGTACACCGACCTCGTCATGACCGACATCAAGACGGTTACCCAGATGCAGTACATGAAGAATGCGATGCGAATCATCACGGTGCGCACCGTCCTCTCTGTCATTCTCGGCATGGACACCGCGGCACTCATTTGCGAGGAACCCATTCCAAGCAACCGTCTCGTGACGTGGATTGCGGGTCTACCGGTACCACGCAGTGACCTTCATGAGGACGAGAGAACCTTCAATGAGTTCGCATGCTCTCCCATCATCGTTTCGGGTGCGTGCAATGATACACTCAAGAAGAACGACGAGAGTATCAGGACGAGCATCACGACTGGCACCTATGACGAAACTGCCGTCGACCGTGTATCAAACGGAATCGCTGGTGTGTCACTCGCAGCAGCATTGGAGTCAAGTATTGAAAACGCATTCGACAGATACTACACGTTTGGGTCGTTTTTGGATGTGACGTGGCCTCCCAACAGCACTCCGGAGGATAAGGTTTGCCGTGGAGTCGGTGAGGCCCCTCCGCACTTTACGCAGCGGATTCTTCCGTTCGGTGGGGAAGACTCGCCGGCAAAGGCGCTCATGGACTCATGGGAACACGGTTTCTGGAAACATCATTACGATTGTAAGATCGAACACCGCAATGTGGTGTTCACGAACAAGGGAAACCCCACTCCATTGCCGAATGACACGACGCAGAACGTGATTACCAACGCCATGATCTTCATCATCATGGAACGCCTGGACCGGTTCCTCAAACTTGTCCGAGGTGAGATAGCGGACAACTTCCAACCCACCGATATGATGACCAACATGCGTAAGGACAAGGTCATTCAGGGTCACATGGATCGGCTTCATGATCTGACGCGTTCTCACATGTTGCGTATGGCGATCATTTCACGGTTTGCGTCAAAGACACATGTCGAGAATCTGAAGAAGTCACGACTGGCCGGGAATTTCACTACTCTGACAGGACACGGAGACGTTGCCGCCTACGTTACTATCGTCAATGGGGTCTCCGATCCGGCGAAGGGTCTGGTCGGGCTATCCGCGCCTCGAACCAACGCAGGCAGAATGAAAGACGCCTATTCCGCATACGCACAGGTGCATGAGATCAACAGTGTGCAGTACCATGAAAATGTCTTCAATTCTGTCAACTGCGCTGTTCTTGCGGATCCAGACCTGAATTCGACGGACAACAAGCCGGAGGTCGACAATTTTCCGTATGACGTCGCGTTCCACGGTCACATTGGATGCATGTCGACGCACAAGCTTGTACAACCCATTTCAGTACTGGGCGCGACCAACGACCGTAAGACGTCACCATTCTACGCACTGCGCGTACCGAGTGGTGAGCGTCATAAGGGTGCAAACAACATCCCTCAGTTGAGGATGGTCGAGTCGCTCTTCCGTGACCCGCGTGCGTTCTATGCATTCAACCCATCGGAATGGAAGGCACAGTGCGCGAAGCACGAGGAGGAGTTTGGGACGGATATCCTTGCAGACTTGGCAGAGTTGGAGCCTGGACTTTTCACACTTCCATACTTCAAGACGGCATACGGTCTTGTCCCAAATGAGGATCCTGACTTCACTACGACGATGAAGATTCCGGACTCTAGTGACGCAGGATGCATTCCACACGCATCCGCACCGGCACTCCTCCTTGCACAGTACACCAGACCAGGTGCTGGACAAGCTCCGGTATCTACGCTTCTGAACGAACGATTCACGTACGGAGTAGCTAGTCGCGATGTCGGTGCGCAGTTCAAGAAGGCGTCGCAGAAGTACATCCGAGCGCTTGTCACTCATGCCGCAAAGGCACTCAATACGCAATACCTTTCCGTCATCGAGTCCCTTGGCATCGTTCCCCCGCCCTCCGCCGCGGACCCCGAACCCCTCATGCGTGGTGCTGGCGTGGAGGAACCGTACGCCGGTCGCGCTCCTCCCTTCCAAAATGGTCCCATTCAAGGTGACATCACACGTCCCAAGCAAGCAAAACCCACCGGTGTTCCGTTTGTGAGGATGCAGGCTCAACCTAATAACAAGTTCCCAGCAAACACGAAGACGTACTTCCCGATTCATCCCGCAGGAGCATTCACCTCGGGAACGGTCGACACTCGGGGTGGGCGTATGCGAGATGGACTTCGTGCGAAGCTGCCTGTGGCCGGTGCGACGTCACTGAACACGGGAGTCGCAAAAGGGGCTCCTCGCTTTTCCCTCATCCCCATCGGAAATGACGCTCCGTACGACAAGTTCGAGGACCTTGCGGAAAGCAACAAGGGCATGATGTACAACGTCGATTGCACGCGTCCCCAGATGTTCGCGATGCTGGACGCCGCAGGACTGCTGTGGCACGCGCGCGAGTACACCAACCCCTCGGATTGCAACCGCCCCAAGGTGACCGAGGCGGGTCAGTGCGACGGCATGCACTACTGGTGTCGCACCCTGGTCGAGACATTTGTCAGCTCCCGCGAGATCTATCGCGAGCGCGAGGCGTCCAGCATGTGGGAGATTGATGTCAAGAAGCATCCCGGTAGTGCACTCCCATCGTCGCTCATCGGTAGCATGTGCGACGACACGTGGCGTTCGTACTTCCCTCTTCTGCCATTCGATCACGAACTGCGTGAGGATTTGCGCAGGGCGCGCGCACTTTCCGTTCTGTGGGGTACGCTTCCCACCTACTCATCGGGTCAGGACGCCAGCGGTACTAGCGGTGCGTGGATGCCTCTTGCACCGGCGCATCAGATGCGTCTCTACGGCACCGTGGGTCTCTTCGATGGCAAGTACCGTGTCCCGAAGAACCCGTGGCTCCCGAGCAACGGTGCTGGAATTTCGCTCGTGTTCAACCAGTCGTATCACTCGGTGTACCACTGCGACAGTTACCGCGCCACACACTTCCAGGACTGGCTCCTCAGCGCGAACCGATACCAGGTTCCCGTCATTCAGCAGGAGGGATGCAGCTACCCCTTCTCACAGTACGGTGGTACACCGGTCGAGGCGGATTTCATTCCGCACATTGTGGAGCGCAGTACGGATCCGTCGAGCTCTGGACGTCACCGTCAACTGATCTACAATCGTTTCGGTTTTACGAATCCGCTGCGCATCGGCAACCAGTACCACGACACGGGTCTGTTGCAGGACATGTTCCAGTACAAGTACCGCCCGTTTGCGGACATCTCGTCGAAGCAGCGTCAGATGCCGGAGGCGACTACTGTGCACATCTCCAACTTTATGTCGTACGCGCGCACGCACGCCATCATCGCACTCGCCAGTTGCAACCACGGAACGGAGGACGAGTCGGTGCCGCGCATTGTGCGCAACCTGTACCGTCTCTATGTGGACACGTACGAGTGCATGGGAAGCAACACCGACGACGACAGCATCCCATGCATCATGGGTTTCAGTCCCGCTCCCATTAACAAGCGCGAGGACCGCGGCGTCGTACTCTATGCCGGTTCACTCGCGTGTCTGAACAGCAAGCTTTCCACCTTCTGTTCCAGTCCAATGAACCGTGGCGAGCGCGTGTGTGGCATCTACAAGCAGGTGTACCTGAACGACGCCACCCTTCTCTACACACGTCTTCTGCGCCAGGAGCGTCGCAAGATCCTTCACGACAACAACTACAACCGCGCTCGTATGAAGCGTGGACGCGGGTACAACCGCCATGACTTCGATCGCGATCTTGTGGACCTGCAGGACGCCTACATCGAGTTCCTCCAGAACACGGTTCTCGGCATGCTTCTCGAGGGAGGAGCGGACCTTCAGGGTGTTCCGCTCCACCTTCTTGAACCGCGCGAGTTGGAGGTTTCGCTCTTCCAGGAGGACGACAACCTCGTCGGCAACGACTTCCTTACTCCTCGCACAAAGGAGATCATCTCCCAGAGCGACTTCGGTGGCGACAACCTCACTCGATCGCAACTTGCGATCCTGTCGCTCATTCCTCCCAACCACCGTGTGCTCGGCACGCTTCGTCTCAATCAAACCATGGAGGTGGTCGACCTGGAGCACGCAAAGAAGCAGATTCAGAAGGAGACGATGGAGTCCAACAAGAAGGTCTGGCAGCGTTACTCGGAGGGTCTCATCTCCGCCGCGTTCGCGCAGAAACTCCTCGAGGTGGACGGTCCGATCGATTTCTCTCTGGACATGTCGTCCATCCAGGACCCGATGCGCATGCGTTTCGATATGGGCGCCTTCAAGGATCCGCTGAAGGAGTCGGAAAATATCAAGACTCGTATGACGACGACTCATGCACAGTCCTCCTCCTCCCTGTCGCTTGCGCAGCGTGGAGAGAAACTGCGCAAGTCGGTCGCAAGTGATAGTGTTCTCAACATGACGACCAAGGAATTGAGCAAGGCACTCTCGCTGGTTCGCGAGCGTGTCGAACGCGATTATTCGGCGCAAAATGGAACGAAGAGGCGCATCCAGATCCTGGAAATGCTTCGCATCCCTGCCCATGTGCGACGCATCCTGCGTCCTGAGTACGAGGGGGAAAATGCGTGATGGAATAGGCATTGAGGGTCTCCCGTTGTGTATACATGTAATAAACGTGTGAATGTGAACAAAAGGTGTAGAGAAAAAGGAAACCACTTTTTTTGGTCTGGTACCAACCGAAAGAACCTTCACGAACAATGTCGAACATCTCCGAATCTATGAGTGGGCTGTTTGGTACGTTTGACAGTTGTCCTCAAGACGCTCAGGGATCCTCCTCTCCGATGCGGATAGCATCATGAGCTTCAGTGCCATGAGTGCGTACGCCCTTACGATGGTCCACGTCGCCGTCATGCGAATTCCGTATTGGGGCGATAACGGAGCGAATGTCTCCACAGTGTATCAGTCATCTGAGCCTTCGATTTCGCAAGGCAATGTCGGAGGAAGTGAAACGTACATGTACATGTATCACACGCGTTGTACAGTAGACATCGTCCCAATAGACGTGGACCTTGTTCTCGATTCTCGTACCTGTCTCCGTGCATTGCGACGTGCGGAAATATTTACGGACGCGTAACAGAACAACCACCAGATGTGTGTCGAGTGGTGTCGTGTCCTTTGGTTTATAATCGGACCCAGGCCCACGAGAGCTGGAGTATCCGAGGGACAACTTATTGCAAGTGCGCACGAAGCGGGAAAAAAACACGATGAGTGTGAGTAAAGAAAATATGTCATCACTCGTGCTTACTCTGGTGGCATTGTACTGTGACGTACCAACACGTTTGAGGATGCGGGTGGTCGAGCGCCACGCTCAGGTATCTCTACACGAGTGTGTGCTCCAATACAGTAAGACATCGATCCGGGATCAAAGATCCCTGTCTTAGAAACCAACCCGACTGACACACAGTCGGAACGAAGTTCCGTTAGCGATCGAAGATCGCCACAGCCGGTTTCTAACATCACCCAAGAAACTCACCTCGTTTCTAGCGCTGAGTTTCTAAAGGCTGGTTTCTAAGACTCGATGTCTTTTTTTATACCCTCTAGACTTCAAATACGATGACCGAACTCTGGGACCCGGAACGCCTTGCCGCCGTGGGTTGGATCATGAGCCGTTACTCTGATTTCCTGCGACCCGGGGATCTCGTGCGCATCGGTCAGGAGGGTGATCCCTGTTCCACGTATCGTTCGTCAGACGAAGCTCCAAGTGCACGTGTGGAGAACATTGAGCGCGAAGCCGATGGGACGGTTCGTTTCAGAGCTGTCATGCAGGGCAGTGGTGCCGTTGTCAACCTCGACAATCGCAACGTCGCCTCGGATCGCATCTGGGAAATTCATCCGTCGCAGGTGGAAGAGTTTCGAGAGCGTGTGCAGAGCGATCGCACACACAGAGGCACGGACGATGAGGTGGAGGAACGCACGGAGGAACGCACGGAGGAACACAAGGAGGAGGTCGCGAGTGAGTCGCCGGACAGGGACGACAACCTCGAGAAGCTTTTCGAGGCAGACGGACTGGAAAAGCGAGTCAGGGAGATGGAGTTTAGGGGTACAGAAATCGAAAAGACAATTGGTGGTGCCATACGTGAACTGGCGGAGGACATGATGCGCATGTACCGCGGAGAGATACCCAATTTTTCGGTACGGTTTGCGGACAAGTACGATCTGGCATTGCACACCGACATGTCTTACCAGGGGTCGCACGAACCCGACATGGACAACCGTCACGACTTTTCCATGGACGAGGATGACACTGAGCGACCATCCCGTTCGTCCTCGTTCGACAGGCACGCTTTCTCCATGGGTGTTGACGAGCGACCGTCCCTCGCGTCCTTGCGGCGTTACAGGCACGACCTTGAGGATGAAGTAGCGTCTCTGGGATACGACGAGGGCGAAGTACTTCCCGTTAAACCTCCAGACGAGCCGTAAACGCGTTCACCACCGTCTCGTGTGTTGATCATCGTCACAAGGTCCAATGGATTGCTGAGCATGGATACGTGTTTGGAAATCCCATTCCGAACTACACATGCGTCCATTTTTTTCTCATACAATTCCAGTGCCGCGACATACACAGCGTCGCGACGAAGACACTCATTCGCGACGAGCACACGTGGTTCCGAACCCTCTGATATTTGAAGCGCACGTATTCCCACGAGGCGTGCCACCTCGTAACGTGTCAACATGTCACTCGTTCCTAAACGACAAAGGGTTACTCTGATTCTCCTATGCCTCGCCCTCTTCATCGCTTTCCAAACATTCCTCAATAGCTGTATTTTCCTCCCCCTCCTCCCCCTCCCCCTCGTCCTCCTCGTCCTCCTCAGATTCGTTCTGCGCATCCTGGTTGGGGACAAAGTCGTTCTCCAGTTCATGCGATACGGTTAGGTGGTGCATGTTCTGTGCACGTTCACGAATCAACATCGCTCGTTCTGTGCGCACGACCGCGTCAAAATCCGCCCTGGATGTGCGATTTTTACCACTCACGTGAAAACGGACGTCTTTCGGATACACAAACATTCCGAGGCGACCCGGTAACCTCTCGTTGTATACAGAATCGTCGTCACACGTCCATACAAATTCGATGGGGTGATCGCTCGTCAGTACCCAGTCCATTGTTTCATGATGAACGAATCGTCCACCTGGCACGTTTTCCGACCCACAAAGCGCGACGGCTGACATCTGGAAGCGCCACCGACATGTGTACCTCACAACGACACTGACACGAAAAAAACACCTGGCGTAGAGGAAACAGATGTCGGACGTCGTCATTGCATCCATCGTCATGGTCATCATCGTTAGTGCATTGTCCATCATCGCACTCTGCGTCGTGGGAATGCGGTTTCTACAGCACCAGCGTCAACATCATGAGGAGGCGGTTACGCGTCCACGAACCCTCTTTACAAGTTCTGCAGTGTAGAGGTAACGCAGTATGAGTTACTTCGCCACGTGCGCACGCTACATTTCGTGTTCGAGTGGAGGGACAAAGGGGTACCTTCAAGTGGGTGCAATCGCTGCGTTGGAAACCTACATGGGGTCCGACGCGTTCGCGCAATGGCGCTCCTCGCTGAAGGGGGTTTCCGGGTGCAGTGCGGGCTGCTTTACAGCGCTTGCCATTCTTCTCGGAGTCACCATGGACCAATTACAAGACTCTTTTCCGTTGGCGAATTTCATGCCACGTCTGACACGCGACATCCATTCCATTGCAAAGCATTTGGGGACATCCAATGTGGACATGATTGTTGACGTTGCTAGCGCAATCCTCAATCACGGAGGACTGAGCTCGTCCGTCACATTGGAACACCTGTACCGTTTCACACGTGTCGATTGCAAGTTCGTGTGCACCAGTCTTTCTCGCAGGTGTCGTGTGTACCTCTCCCACGTCTCTCACCCCCATGTTCGCGTCGTCGATGCGATTGCCGCATCGTGCTGTATACCAGGGGTGTTTCGCCCAGTGTGCATCGATGGTGACTACATGGTCGATGGTAACTTGCTGGAGTCCACTCCAGTTCCCTTTCCTACAACACAGACGCTGTACATTGTAGTGGGCGCCGAAGAGTACACGATGGGTGAACTCGACGCGGCATCCTACCTGGACTCGTTGATGTCCATTATTACACGGTTCGATGAGCAGCAGTCACGTATACCACATCATCGTCGCATTCGCGTTTCCGACACCTCCGCAGTATTCAACCCCCTCATAAACGACGACGAGGCTACCAACATTCGGTTCAACGGGTTCGTGCAAACGCTGAGTTTTCTCATTCTTGGAAACACAGACGCCCTCACCCACATTCTGCATCATTGCATTGAGACGTACATTCGTTTCTCAGTGTGCATCGACCTCACCACCAATGACAAGGAAGAGATGCCCCCATTGAATGAACCATGAGACGTTGCTCCAAACGTCCAATACGGTGCACCAATACAATGGTGATGACAATGAGAACGACAATGAACATGTTAGTGCGATGCGTCATTTCCTGGTACATCTCGTCGAGTACCGCTTGAATGTCGGACGGCGGTAGGTCACGATTGACAACATGAGCGACCCGCGCGGATACGGCGTTGTGGGATGATGTTGAGGAAGGCCACACCTCTGCGAATCTTGCGGATGTGAGACTCATCTTATTTTACACTCCCAGGAAAAAATGTCGTATCCCACGGATCTCGAACGACGGATTGAGGACATTCTTCATCGTCAACGAGGAGGTGTCAACGTTCACGCTCCAAAACCAACATATGCATTGGTAGTCTTCTCACTCGGACTGCTCGTCGGGTTATTGGCCGCGACCTTGTGCGCTCCGCTGCACTCCACAAAAACCGTCGCCCATAACCAACCATGGCGGATTCGGTACGCGACCTCCGACGGACGCTAGAGCGAGAACGCACCTCGCCAGGACAGGACACACCGGACGTCACGACGACACCCTCAATGCCGTCGCTCATGCCCCTGATCGTTGTCGCCGGATGCGCTACCGCCGTCGCCGTTATGATGTTGCACAGGCCGCGCACCACTTCCGCTCCTGAAAACTCTGACCCACTGTTTCAACTATTGTAATACCCTCCAACGCACATTCGGATGCGGCAGAAAGACGTACGACGATTTGGGTGTATGTTGTGTGATGCACAGCCTATCGCACACGGTCGATATGTAGCCCATCTCCCACGGAGCAAGAGAGTCTACAAACTTCCAGAGGATCCTCACTCCCGGTACCAGACGACACGAACGCCATCGACGTTGAATGCGCCGCGCGGCAACATGCGCACAAAGGGACGGATCGCGCAAAAGTGAACACAACGGACCGTGGTGAACCAAAATCTCACAAAGAACATCATCGTCCATCCCACTTGTATCCTTTTTTTTGCGTTTGCCTGCGAATCCATTTTTCATTTTGATATACTTTCAAACATGCGCGCAGAACAGCTACTGCAATCAGCCGTGACGCTCCACGAGGCGCCAGTGCGCACGGACACACTTCCCGATACATTTTCTTCGATTGCTCGCGCGGTGGGTGCCATGACAGACGTTCTCCTTCACGAGGCGCATGAGTCCATGCAACAACCATTACCCGCGCGTCCCGACCAACCCTACCTTCATCCGGTGGACGTTGACACGGTCGAACCTGGAATAGTCTCGTCGAAGACATCGCTTGAGATTCTTCGCATGCGAGGAGATGACGTTCCTCGCATTGGTTACCACGCCATGAAGGAAGAGTCGGTGGAGGAAACGAATGACGACGACGTCGTGGTGGTCATAAACAAGACACCACGGGCATCGGAACGAGACGCGGAACGGAGGGTGTCGTCCGCGATACGACGCGGGGAGAAGAGTGCACAAACGGACGAACGGCGACGTGAAAAAGAGCGCGAGCGCGATGCGGAGGCACCGGAGGTGAAAGAACGGCGTCTTCAGGAGCAGCGGGAGAGGAAAGAGGAGCGACGACGTGCAAAGGAGATGCAGCAGGACAGGGAGGAAACGTCAACGCAGGACGATACGTCGAAGCGGTCGAAACCCACGCGACGTTCAGATCCCTTTCCGGACGCCTCCATGAACGCTGTGCTTCAACGTCCACGCGTCGCGGCACGCAGTCGGGGGAATGAGCGGTTTTACGAACACCCCCTCCCACACCATCGTCACCTTGCAGCACTGCATCACACCTCACCTCCCGCATCTCTGCACAATGCGCTTCTTCGCGCCGAATCGTCGGATGCGTTGGAACTCATTCAGGGCCCTCCAGGAACCGGAAAGACGATGCGACTCGTCCAGTGCATCGAGCGTCTGACGGGGCGTGTTCTCCTTTGCGCCCCAACCAACGTGGGTGCGGCAAATTTGTACGAACGATGCCTGAGGGGCGGTTACGGGTCGGAGTGTGCACTTGCGGTCGCACCCGATCGAATCCCCCCCGGAACAGCAGTGCAAAGCAACGACCCCACACGACGCATCGTGTGTGCGACCATCTCGTCGCGGAGTGGACCTGTGCTAGATAGCCAACGGTTCGAAAACGTGTTGATCGATGAAGCAGCGCAGTGCATGGAGGCATGGATCTGGACGCTTCTGCGATCGGACGTGACCTTTGTCGCAATGGCAGGCGACGTGCACCAACTTTCCGCAGTGGTGTCTGAGACCGGACGCACGCTGCGTCACGATCGGTCGCTCATGGAGCGTCTCATGACGCTACACTACGACAACGTGACTTCCCTCACCGAACAGAATCGCATGTGTCCTGAAATTATGGCGCTCACAAACGGACGCTTCTATGACGGACGACTGACGTGTGGACCGCACGCACCAACGAGCGGAATCGTTCGAATCGTTGACGTACAGGACGGACAGGAGATGGCGGACGGTACCTCGTACTACAATTCCAGAGAGGTGGAAGAGGTGCAAAAAATTTGCCAGAGCACCTCGTCGAAGGTGACAGTACTCTGTGCATACGTGGCGCAATGTCGACGTATTCTTGCATTGGGTCTGGGTGTCGCGGTGCATACCATCGACTCGTTTCAAGGACGTGAGGCCGACACCGTCGTCGTGAGCCTGGTCCGCGACGGATCGAAGGGTCTCGGGTTCTGGTCCGACTACCGACGTTTTGTCGTCGCACTCACACGCGCGCGACGGGAACTCGTGATCGTAGTTTCGCGACAGTCCTCGTGGTCGTATTTAAACGATGCTGAACAGCATCATCGCCATCATGACACCACCGGTGATTCTCGCCCGTGAGGAGACTGGATAAATGTCCCCATACCCCACCGACGACAGCGTGGTCAGTACGTGATAGATGCGGTTTTCGAGACGTTTGAGGCCGGTGTCGGTCTCGGCATCAATGCCACTGTACTCCTCCGCGGAATACATGAACGTGAGTACCGAGAACAGAGTGACGACACCCAAAACCTTGAAAAAGACGTTCATTTTACGATCACTTCCTACCTCTGTACCGTTGACAGTGAGGCTCGACATCAGGGGTGTTTGTCAACAAGCTATTTTATTACACACCCGTCGAACCAAACGCTCCCTGTCCACGATGTGTGGGTGACAGGCACGTACGCTCTGTAAGTATCATGTCCGGTACGGGTACCACGAGCATCTGGGCAACACGTTCTCCCGCTGTGACGACGCGTTCCGCGGACGGATGTGCATTGTGCAACAGTACCTTCACCTCTCCGCGATAGTCGCAGTCTATGACTCCCGCCTGAACGTCCAGCGTTCTCTTCCATGCCATGGAGGAACGCGACTTCAAAATCCCGACATGCCCCCTAGGTATGGCGACGGCGATGCCGGTTGAGATGAGGCGGTGTTCGTTCGATGGTATGTGCACCGTTTCCGTGCACGTGATGTCGTATCCCGCTGCACCAGACGTCGCACGAGACGGGAGGGTCGCGTTCGCACAAAGACGTTGCACGGCAAGTTCCATTGGTACCTGTGTAATGTGTGTCCTTGTGTACTAAACACTGACAGGCGTACCAGACAAGGAAGAATCATGCGCCCACCAACCCCTCCTCGTCGCCTGCGCACGGTATCCTCATCAACCTCATCGCTGAACGACTCTCGTCATGGTCTCCGCATTCGATGGGACTGTCCTCCCCCACCGCCTCCTGTCCTGGTGACGTACGTCGTCGACGGAAAATGTCCTGTGACACGTCCCGTGGTTAGGTACGCAGCGGCTTCCACACACACACCAGTGCCGTGCTCATGATCACGGACGTCAGAAAGACGCTGGCGCGTGCTATGCTCGAAGACCGTTTGATGACCTGCTGATCGTCAGTGAGACTGTCCGCAAACGGCGTGCCGATGTTGCGCGTGAAGAGCAAGTAAAGAAAACATGCAATGGTGTACCCGACGGCGATGCGTGCGAACAGGAGAGTGCCTGGGGAGCAGTAGCAGTGTGCGAGACAGGGACCCTGTTGCATGGATGTCCGAGTTTATGGTGTGTTGACGGAAAAATAGCTACGCACCCCAGAGACTCGGTGTAACAGTAGCCGATGAGAGAAATGAGTTGAAAAACATTTCACTCCGTTTCCACCCGATCTCCCGCAGTCCACTGCCGCACCTCCCGTTCGCTCCGAAACTGCTCCTGCGCCCTCCCCCACGTCCCGTAAATCAACACCATCACATGGAGCCGAGAGAGACCCGACTCTTCCCGACACACCGGACAGCGATATGAGAATCCGGTCTCCGTCGTGTTGTCTGGCACAACCAGACGCCGCACGCAGTCGGTGCACACCTTATGTCCGTTCGCACAACTCAGACTGTTGTCCGTCACCAACCCGCACACGTCCCCTCGCAACGCGCAGAAGCACACGGGGCATTCCTCTGGCATCGCGTTCGCGTCCCCGGAGACCGCCATCGCCCAATCACGCGCAAAAAAAGGAGTGCACGATTTGGTTGGTACGTACATCGATATGACGCATCTTTTTGTGTGCACGATTTGGTTGGTACGTACATCGATATGACGCATCTTTTTGTGTGCACCTGATCGAAAAGGCTCACGCACGCAGAGACTCTGGTGAAAGAAAGAGAGAGGCAGTGTCGGTGCGACCGTGCGAGTGCACGGGACGCCCGACCGTTCCTACGGAGGAGCGACGCGGATTCGAATCCGAGGTGTCTCCCGCGACAAGAGGGCGCTCCGGTCCGGCGCTGAGTGGTTCCTGACGCGCCGAAACGGCACCTCCATCTCTCCAGCGCCTCTGCGGTTCCGACATCACGGGTGGGAGTGTCACGTCCACCGCGTCCCGCGCCACGGGAACGACCGGGATCGTCGACGTCGTGTTCCACGCTCGCGCCTGTGTCATCTCAGACGGACGAGCGTGTCGCTCGATGCGTTCACGGCGCTCATGTTCCAAACGTGTCGCATCGGACCCTCCGAGTCGCACCTCGTCGTGAGGGACGGATGGAGCGTCGCGACGCGAGCGTCCGAGACCGATCCGACCCACAACGGGGTCGTCGCGAAGTCGACGCGCGTGCTCGGCGGCAACGCTGTTGCGACGTTCCATGTGGTCCGCGACAACGCGTTCCACGTGCTGCGAGTCCGACGCAGCGTCACGTGCTCGCGCGCTCTCCATGATGCGATGATGTTCCCCGGCGTAGTCGTTCCACCCCTCGCGTCCGATGGCCGGTCCGACGCGTTTCGACGGGACCACGTCGGACGCCATCGCCTTGAGCGGTACCGTCCTCGTCCCTACGAGTGCAGTACCGGACCGGTGTTGCGAGTCCTGTACTCCGAGCACCAAATCCGCGGCGATGCGCGCAGCGTCCGAAAATGTGGAACGTTGAGGATCTCGGGAGGCGACCGAGTCGTACGATCCCAAAACGGTGTCCTCTGCTTCCAGGGAGCGCCGAATCTGCTCGTTGTACGTGGCACGACTGTCACCGCCCGGTTGACTGTCGTACGACGACAGCGTCACATCCGAACGCTTCTTCGTCTGTCCCCACGGGCGGTCTTGGAAGGTGACACGGTTCGTCACCTGCGATAGTGCAGAGTCGAACTGAGAGAGGGGAGCATCTCCTCTCACCAGATCTCGACTCGAGTGCGAAGTCACGCGATCGTTGGGGGCAAGGCTGTTAAGTCCCGACCACTCTCCCATGCGCAGCTGTGTCGACGTCCCTGCACGTTCCTCCAGACGCGCGACGCGTCCTCGCATCTCGTCGTCGTTCTTGCGGTACAGACCCACCTTGAGAGGGTCCTCGTGGTCGCTCGACAACGCAGCGCGTGGTTCCAGGCGGCGTTCGGTTCCCACCACGTTCAGTTCCTGTTCGCTGCGTCGTGTCGGGACAAAGTGTCGCATCTGCTTCGGTGCAATGGTGTTGTACCCGCTGTACAGTGACGCATCGCGCGGCGTAAAGTCCTCACGAAGTGTCTCACGCTGCGTGTCGCTGCGGTTTAGGTTCAACTGCACCGCACTGCGACGACGGTGATCGGATGCGAAGCGTTCGACAGGTCGGAAGAGAAGGTCTGAGTCGAATACCGTGTCCGATTCGACGTCATCGCCCTTACTGGCCCAAAATTGACTTCCTGTGTGACGATCGAGTTGACGTGAGTTGTACTCACTCGGCCCGCGATCCCGAAGGGCTTTAGGTTCCATCGGGGCGATGCGTTCTCGAACGGTCCCACCAAACTCATCCGTGAACGACTCGAACTCGGCACTCGCGTCTCGAGAGGTCCACAGACTCGCATCTAGTTCGTCATCCATGTTTACATGACACTATGCTTTTTTTTATCCACCAACAACAAACACAAACCCACATGTCCTCCGGACGCGTCATCGAGATTGTCGACAACACGTGGCCCGCGCTGCAACGCGCGGAGAGCATCTTTGGAAGTCACACAGACACGCAGTTCCGTGGTCTGCCAGTGGGAGTAAAGAATGGTAAACCCAATGCACCCACGAAGCCGAAACGCTCACCCACATGATCCTCGTTCCGAGGAGCGTGCAAGCGCTAGGTCCGGAATCATTTCATCCCGCACACGTCCATGACGTTCCAAACGAAAACAACCCACCAATCGTTTGTTTGAGCCGAGCTTCCGTGTGCCAAAAAAGAATGCGACCCCATGCAAAGAGAGGATGGGTGGTTGTCTTTCCCGGGGTCCCACGGAGACCTCTCTCCGGGTTGGTTTCTAAGACTCGATGTCTTACTGTACTTTGTTGGTCCTCCATCTCTTCCTTTTTTTGGTCTGCTGTGTTGTGGGATCCCTCATCGTCGTTCGAACTGTCGCCGTTTAAGGAGATGCATCTGCGCCACCGTCCGTCGAGGTGCGATCTGAGTGCGTCCCGTACGAGTTGCGATTTCGTACGTACAGTCGTCTTCATTCCACGATGCCAGATCGATGGTGTACGCTCCGATCCATATCGCATTGCGTACACGGGTGAGAGACATTCGAACCCCATTGGACGATGGAAGGTAGACAATCGAGTTGGACTGAGCAAGCGAGGTGAGAATCGCGGGCGTGATGACACCGTCGAGCGTCAACGCGGTAGTGCCATTCAAAACGAAATGCGTCGTGTGAATCGAAGTTCCGCGCGGGGAGATAGCGCGATCTTCCGGGATGTCGGACAGCAATACGGGTACGTTATGAGGAGGCTTTGTCTCTTCCGATTGGGAAACGGACGGTTCCGACGGGACAGACTCCAGTGCACCATTCACCTCGATCTCATGATCGTCATCGTCGACAACCTCGCTTTCCACACGCACTTCCGCCTCCGTCAACCAGGACGGTTCTGATGATGAGGGGGACGGAGACGGAGACGGAGACGGAGACGGAGACGGAGACGGAGACGGAGACGGAGACGGAGACGGAGACGGAGACGGAGACGCTGGGGATGGTGTGGGCTGCATGCGCATCCATCGTCGAAAATGGTACAAGAGAGGGTGTATCGACACGTCTTCCGTTTGCATGTCCCCTAGGCGGCGAAATGTAACGACCTCCCGCTCGTGTACCGTACCATCCGCATCGATACCCTCACTGAATACGACGCACGTCACATCGCTGTTCATGCTCGTCAGTACCCTCCGAAATTCCGTTTCTGACGCACTGTCTTCCATTTGCACAGTGGTGCAGTTCACGGGAATCGTCTCCACAGAACCTACCTGTTGCACCCCAAAGTCGTCGCACTGAGGGTGTAACGTTACACTGTCTCTCATCCAACGCGGCCATCCCACAACATGCACAGTAGTGGTGGATGACATGTTTAACATAGTTTACATTATTTTCCAGAATCTGTGACTATCCGCACACACACACACACTCACCGACGTAGCGACATCGCGATTCCATCCATGGTCTTCGACATGGAATATCGGCGCTTCGTATCACCGATGCTCGCGACCATGTCGTCGAGTGCGTAAAAGTCCGCCTCCCACATCAACTCAGTAAGCATTTGATCGTCCTCTGGAAGGCATTTATTCCCTCGCAGCCAATTGAGAATGTATCGGAAATGCGTTGGATCTCGATCCACGAAGACTTCCATGCCATCCCCCGTGATGGACTCCACCAATCCCGAAAAAAAACCCTGTCGGAGGGTGTCACGTCGAGTGGTGAACGAACATCCTCCAACATTCAAATACACGATGGGAGACATCCTCTATGCCTCTCGCGTAGATGGTCGTGCTCTAGACGAGTCGCGACGTAATTCTGATCCGGAATGACGTTGACGAGTGGTCACAAAGGCAGACGCCGGGGGAGTCTCGACCGCAACCTGACGTGTCTGAGTCTCCGCGCGGGGAGGTACCTCCAGGGGTTGTTCTACAAATCGCACCTCGTCCACCTCCTCTTCGTCCACCTCCTCTTCGTCCACGTCATCTCTGCGCGTCCCGTGTGTGCTCTCGTCGTCGTCGTCGTCGTCGTCGGACGTCGCATATTCGTTCGCTGCATGTTGTTCGCGGTGTGTTGCGTTGTGAACGTCGGAACGCATACCGTTCATTGACTGTCGCTTTAATAGAACGGTCAAATCGTTCACACGTTCTTCTAACAGGAATGTTCTGAAGAGAACGTATCCGATGCCGCCAGCTATGAGAATGTTTCCGACGTTCAGACCCGAACGCTTCTCTCTGTTCACAGGGACATCAATCACCTGCTGCGCGTCCACCATGATCTGTTTAACGTATGGGTCGATGGTTTTTGTATCGTCAGAAACAAACGCACACACTCAAAGGCTCGCCCAAACACCGACACCAATACCACACGCGAGCAACGTCACGCACGCCGCCATCGAAAAAAGACGCTCGTATCGACTCTGTATTTCCATTTCACTCTCGTTCGTCGACACAGATACGGTGATCGTGTGGTCGTCGCGCACGCGCGAGGCATCGACCCGTTGGATGTCCCCAAGAGACGACGTTCGCGGCATGATCCTCTGTTGTGTCCTTGTGATCGAAATAAATTTTCGATCACACATCACGACCACTTTCGATACCAGACGCGAAACGCATCGTGCGACCGGTACCAGAGTTCCGACGGCCGTGATAGTGGCGCAAAACGCCTCTCACCTCATCCATGCGCAGAAGCTCACGCACGAGCATGATGTCGCGACCACGCATACTCTGCAGCCAACTGTTTACCGTTTTACACAAGGGATGTGCATCCGCTCGTTCCGACTCGGAAAGACGGTGATGTCCACGATCCTCGTACAGGCAACGTGTGGTGGTGGCGGAGAATATGATCATCATGACAGTAAAGAGGATGTGTGAGATGCGTTCGTCCACGTGCGTATCGGTTCCTCCCTCCGCTGCGATGCGTCGACGCAGCATGTCGATGTTGGGCGACGACTGCGTCGGATGTGCGACATTGCACTCGCAAAAGTCCCGTCCGAAATCGATGACGCGAACGTCCACCCCGTCGCCTTCCTCGTGGAAACGAACGACCATATTGGATGGCTTCAAGTCGTAAACGAATAGATGTTTCCGTGCGAGCGTTTCCAAACACCGTACCACCTCCGACTCCACTGCACTTTTACACCGTAGCATGTTTGGAATGACCTTTCGATCCTCGCAAAGTGCTGTCTCCATGTCGTGATCGAGGCGTTCCATGATGACGTACAACCCGGATGCCCATTCTCGCGTCGCGTGACGAGCGTACCATGCCTTGTGTATCCTGGGTCCAACGTTCCACTCGCTTGCCATCGACATGTGTTGATACTCCCAATGTGCGCTTCCGTGTTGCTGCGTGTCACTCCTGCGCCGTGGAGTGCGAAATACGACCTTCTCTCCCCGGTACGACGCGGCGAAGACCTTGTTGTTGCTTCCCTTTCCGAGTTCCTCGTAAACTTCAAGATCCTCTGGGAGTTTCGTTCGCGTCACTGTGACCTCTGATAGGTCGAATGGCATGTGTGTGTGTGTGTATTGGTGTGACTATGCACAAAACACGACACGAGACTGGAACGAACACTCCATTTTTTTTTGATGGTGGCTATCACAAACATCCCAGATGCCTCCCGCAAGTCCGGCCAAAACTGTTCGTCAGTCGGTGCTTCGCAGACGCAAGCGAAAAAAGAGAGGATCCTCGACCCGGCACAGTAGGCGTTCTTACAAGGGCAGCGCTCCAAACAGGACGTCCGGAGTTCCGCTTGCCTTCCAAGAGTTTAGCCGTATGAAGAAGGACGCTGAGTTCCGTGGTGCGAATGCATTCAAGTGGAACGGGAACATGTATCAGCGTCACGAATGGACCAATGGCCTTCCCGTTTGGAAGCGCGCCTAGATAAAAAATACCTACCACGTGTTCAAGATTGAGGGTGTATGGCGGCGAAGGACGGAGTACGTGACAACACCATCACGACACGTATTCGTAAACGACTTGGGGGCCGCATGCGAGAGGCGTTTAGCTTTCTGGTAGCAACTGCGTGGATCGAATTCTTCAATGAGCTGTTTCGAATAGTTGCGGGTGATAACACACACATCCTCAAGCGGCTTTTGCACGCAATGATGTTCACGTTACTCGCGGTTACGGTCGCGATATTCTCCGAATCGGATGATGAGAAGGGCGGAGACTACATGTAAGAAGTTCCAACATGGCGTGCCCGAGACCATTCGATAACGCTGACGTCCAGAGGATGAAGAAGAACTGTGGTGATGAGACTGGCACACACCGCCGTCAAGGGACGGAACATTTTGAGATTCAAATACGTCGACGTTTGCGAGATGCACTTTGATTCGGAGAATGCGAGCGCTTGTGTGCAGCATCCCCATACCGCAACCTCGCGGCGACGCGTTCCACTCCAATGTTGGTCGCTGCCAACATCGCTCGAAGTCGTCGATTCTCGTTGACCAGTTGCACGTGTATCGCCAGTACTCGTGCACGCTGCGCCTCGTTGAGTGAATCCCCAGATGACATCATGCGCCCCAAGTTGTCCAATGTCGTCATGGAAACGGGGTGAGGGAGCGTGGAACGGAGTGACTCAATATTCGTGAGAAGACGCGTTCGTGACTCACGAGTGAGGAAGGACATCTTTTTTCCCCTACACGAGTCTATTTTCTTTACTCACGCTCACGTTTGCGCTGGAGCAACAGTGGACGGACGACACGGTCCAAATCGCTCTCATCCCGACTCACCCATCGCCAGCCGTGGGTTCCGATGGAAACCACAACACGCATACCCTTGTGTGCCGTTTGCACAATCATGGACCCTCGTTCGACCTCTGCGGTACGCACGACACCGACGCGCCATTGACTGCCCTGACGTATTTCCACCACCATTCCCTCCCTTGGAGGAGTCGGCGTTGTCCCAGTCGCCGTAAGCGTTGAGAGTTCCCGTGAAAGAGAAAAGAAGTTGCACAACGTGCGGCATGGGTCGACGAGTCGGTAACGTCCGTCCATGTACACAGCAAGAAGTGCTGCCCCGCTACGACTCTGCGCGATGCGACATCGTGCACCCAGCCACTGAGACAGAAGAAGGTGCAGCATGAGGGTCAATCCAAGACTGCTCATGTTTCGACCCGCGTCAATGGAATCCAACCCCCATTCGCGCGTCACACGGCGACTCTGCACCTCTCGGAGACATGCCGACGTATCATTCGAAGACTTGAGTTCCACTCGTTTTGCCATCTCCGGGAACATTGCCGCGACGTCACGACGGCGGGTGCGCGAGGCGTCGCACGGAATGGTCATCCGTTCCAGTTCATCCACAGAAAGAACATCGTCGGTGTCAAACGTCTCCTCTGTGGAATCCTCCAGTCGAAGCGTACGCGACAGCGCATCCGCCACGAGGCGGTACGAGAGCAGTGTTTCGGGAATGGGACATTGCGACGACGTTTCCTGGTAGATGACGCCAAATACAAAATCGCGTACAGGGCACTCTCCGGAAAGGTCCGTGGAACTGCCGAGAAGCAACGCCGCGATCGCCTCCGTCAGATGAATCGCTTTCGTCCCCAACGGAACGCACATAACACACGCCTCCGTGCCGACGAGCACTGCAGTTCGGCATGCGGTCATGGTCATGCCGTCGAAGACTCCAATGTCATATAGGTGCGCAAAGCGTGATGCCGCTACGGGAATAACGTCGAACCGAACGACGCCGTGATGGGTGATCATCGACGTGCGCATGTCCGCGTACCGCGTGGCATCGCAACATTTCATGCGTCGCACGAGACTCATGCCGAGCACATCCATGCGCTCGTTGCGCAACGTCTTGCTCAGGAGCACGATGGGATCGATGCAACGCGCGATGCAGTCTGGTGTGGATGCGTGACGCAGTAATGACATGAGTGTGTCGTGGGTACCCGTATGCCACATGTTGGACAACGTTGTGTTCCAACGAGACGAAAGCATCGACAAAAGATGGAGAAGCACGCTACTCGCCGAAACAATGGTGACCATGTCGGAACGCAGTAGCACGGACGATACGGGTCGCAGCGCCGTTGACGCCACACCGTCTGTAAAGGTGTCAATGCTGCCTCGTTCGTCGATGAGGAACGTTCCACAGGGTGCGTTCGCATCGAGGTGTTCCACGGTCACGAGAATGCGGTCCATGTAACGTGCCGCAATGGGAGTTGCACCAGTAGAGTCGTCGTGAGAAACACGTAAAAGAAAGGTCGATGATGACAGGATCGTGTTGTAAAGGGTCTCGCGCACGAACAATGGAACGTCGAGGTCGTCGTGAGACACGTGAATCGTAAATCCCCGTTGTGCGTTTGTCGCGAGGTACACTGTTTGATCCACGTCCACCATGTCTGGAACGGTAGATTGCACAAGGACGGACATGGACCATGTATCGTACACGGGTATGCAGTACATGCCATTTGCATAGCATACGTCAGTGCACTCCAACTCCTCCGTTATGCGGACCGCATGTCCCATGTGGACTAGTAGACAGATGGCATCTAGCATGGAAAGGGACGAGGTTCCGCAGTGGTTGCACAATCCGTTCGCGTCCCGAGCGGAGAGAATGTGACGTCGCACGATGTCGCCCAAACATTCGAGTGAGGTGTGGGACGTCACATCGTGTGGGGACCGGAACAGGCACGTGTCCGAAAGGTGCAGGATGTTGCCGCGCAGTGAGAACTCCATTCTTTCTTTTTCGTTGGTACACGACGTCTGCATTTTGGTTGGTACGCAACGTCACGTCTGCATCTGGTACCAACCCAGGAAAGAAACATGCATTTATTCGTGCACAAATGATATGGTGAACGCACGGCGCACCGCCTTGGTCTCAACGGAGGAGGTGTCGTCTGGGGCGCAACGCTTGGACGTTGGGGAATACTGATACAGTTAGCCGGTTTCTAACATCACCCAAGAAACTCGCCTCGTTTCTAGCGCCGAGTTTCTAAAGGCTGGTTTCTAAGACTCGATGTCTTACTGTAAACTATCTAGGGACACACGTCTTTTCGTCAGTAAGCTGACACAAGGTAGATGGACAAGATGCAGCGTTGTGCTCGCACAACCGCGCGGAGCATTCCGTCTCATTTCTGACATTCACATTGTTCAGTACCATGTACTCACTATCCACGCCCGCAAATCGAAGTCTGTACGCAGCAGTCGTCGGCCTTCCACCAAGCGAGAGGCTGTCTCCTCCCTCGACCACCTCTGTGATGAAGTTGCATTGTTGTTTGCGGTCACCGATGCACTTTACCGCCTCCGCCTCGCGCACGACTCCGTTCCGTGTGTACATGACCTTATCGTCCAACATGGAGAAGGAGACGTCGTTGGTTCCGTCGTAAAGACGCGTTGTGGGCGTCACCGTCGAGGACATGCATTTTCCCTGCGTCGTGCAACTACCCGTTCGCGCCGATTCACGGAGCCCCGAAAAGTCCGGATCGCGCTCGATCATAGTTCGTACGCTTTCGCGAAACGTCGCGTCGGTGCTCAGTAGCGTTCCCAATGACGACTTCACACCCGCCTCCGTCTTGGAGAACCCTTCCAACGCCTTGGCGCGCGTCGCGGTCCACGCCACATCCGGACTGAGTGTGTTTTGAATGGATTTCATGAAATGTTGAAGTCCCTTGCTCATGTCGATGTTGAGTTCTCGCGACTTGGAGAGAAGCATGTCGTTGAGTCGGTCGTCCATGAGAGGGCAGTCGTTGTCCACACTGCATGCGCGCTTCTGTTCCCGACCGGAGAGGGAGCACGCCGTCCACATACGCGAGGACTCTGTTGGTGTCATGCCATTGGCGATCGGAGCAGGAGCGGGAGTAGGAGTGGGAGTGAGAGTGGGAGTAGGAGCGGGAGTGGGTGCGGGAGTGGGTGCGGGTGCGGGAGTGGGTGCGGGTGCAGACGTCTCCTCCTTGAGATGCAGCAGTGCAACACCACCGTGATCCTCCACGTGGGACGGGTCGTGCGTGCCTTCGTTGACAACTCCCTTGGCGACGCACTTCCAATGCGCCTCCACCATGGACGGCATGTCGTACGTCGCGTTGTCCCTCACCTGCACCGACGTGCCGTCCTTGTCGTTGGTGAGGATCGGATTCTCGCGGAGGCAGTTGGCGGGGATCGACTTGTACTGGCGCGACATGTTGCAGTTGTTGGCGTGCGCCGCGGCGACGAGCATGTCCACGTTGCAGTCGCGCGAACTGTGTCCCGCGCTCTTCTGGTCGGACGACCAGAAGACGTCCCCTGTCGCGGTCGAGTGGCACTTGTACGTCTTGCCACACACACTCACGGACTCGCGCGGGATGTTCTGCATGAACTGGTCAAACTCTGCGGTGTCCGTCTCCTCGTGAAACAGAGGCATCTTCCGTGTTTGACAGGTTATGGACAAAAAATAATATGCGCATTCTGTGATTACGCTATCGTCTCCAATACACGGACCCGTTCGCGGAGGCGAACGACCTCCGATTCGACATCCTCCTCCATCAACCCCCATTCCACTAATCGTTTGAGGGTGCGAGCAATGTTGTTGACCGCGTCAGTAAACGATATGACCTCCTTATTACAATCGTTACACCTCCGTCTATTGTGTATGAAACACTTCTGTGGACTGTCGCGATAGTACGTTCGCACAACGGATGAATATCCGGCACCCTTAAGTCCTCGTGACCATGTTAGCAACTCTTGGGACATACGCGCACCCAAGACCACCAAAACAGGTTTTTGCGTTTCCTCATCTTTATCCCTCATGTCCCGTTGCGCAAGGCGTGTCACGTCCTCTATTCCAGCTAGATGACGCACAAAGGATGCGTACGTCAAGGTATGTTGGCGTATGTGCTGAAGGCGTTTCCTGTCGTACGAATTGTACATATTCATGATAATTCTTTGCATTTTCGGAACAAGAAACAAAATCTGTAAGGGATTCACCAAAATTGTGAGAATGTTTTCGACAACTTCTTCAATCCCTGTTCCCCACGTGTCAAAACCAGGAATCATCTTCATCATATTCATGATGAAGTCTACTGGATTCTGTGCTGCATGAGCGGTATGCACGGCCGCTTGGACAGTTTCGAGAGCAAGATCAGTTCCCTTGTCTGCAACATTTGCACCGAGATCTTCAACAAAACCTCCCTCAGTGTCCTTCCATGAGAATACATTACTGAACGCACGCTGAAGAACTCCTCCACCTGAATCTGCGTCATCGCCCGAACTGAGGTCTAGCTCCCAGATCGAGTCTCCTGGTCCCAATCTCTGAATCGCATCTACAAGGTTGTCAAATGCTCCTAGGATCCATGACACAAACGATTCTATGAGGGACACACGATCGCCGAACAATGCAGTCACCATTTGAGCCACTGAGTCGATGAGTTGTACAAAGATTGCACCGAATCCTAATTTTTCCTGCCATGTACCACTGCTCCAGATACCGAGTGCCTTCATGCTTGCAATATCGTTAAGAAGGTTTCTGGCCGTGTTGCTTGTGGTATTGTCTACGGTGACATTGAAACATATCATATCAGGATGGATCGATGCGGTGCGTATTGCGAAGTCTCGCTCTGATTCGTACTCGCGACGCATGGATCGCGATAGACCGGTGATACTCACAGATGTGTTACTTGGGACCTCGTCCGCGATTATACGCGGCGTATGGGTCACCAGATACCGTATGGACCTTTCTTCCAGCGTCATCCCATTTGCTGTAAGGGTCGTTACGACGTTCATGAGATCCGCATACCGTTTGTGTGCTCTGACATGTACGTTGTGACCGTCTATGGAGACACTCGTGTGTTCGACGTCATTGAAGGCCGTTACGAATGAGCTATGTCGTTCCTCATCGTATCCTGTGAGAGTGCACAAACTCCGGGTTCGTTCCAAATTCAAACAACATTGTGTTTGCGTGGCATAGGCGCGCCGTCGTATCGACCCTCTGTACACTGCCCTATCCGTCATGTACCCATCACCGTTAGCGTTAGGAATCGGTATGTAAACGGTGTCCGGTACGTCACGTAGCCATGTCAACTCCCGGAATATATGTCGTATATCAGAGATTGAGTACTGTGGAAAATACTCCCGTAAAAGGTCACTCGTACGTGCCTCTGATGCGTTCGACAACTGTCTGAACGCCTTCATTACGTCCCATGCCTCCCAACTGGTTCCCTCACGTCGTAGTCCACCTTGACTCGTGTCCACAAATCTGGCAAATTGGTTTATTATACGAGTTATTATTTCATCCTCCTCCATTCCTCTCATTGGGTCGGGAGCTGTCCGTAAAACTTCCTCTCGTAGATCGGCTCGAAACGCTGGACTCGTCGGATCTAGAATGTCGTAAATTGAGAGCCCAACAGGAGGACACCTTTCCGTACACCAAATTTCATGATACAGGACAGACTCAAAAGCATTGTGAATGGTGTTATTCTCCTCTCTGTTTCTAAAGGATCCAAGTCCCTTGTAATTGGCGTCGACCTTCTCCGTCTTCACGGTCTCGTCGTCGTCCAACACGATCACCTCCGATGTGCGCGCGCGCTTCCGAACGTCGTCCTCTCTGCCCGTAAAGTATTGTATGAATAACTCATGCGTGACCCTTTTGGGTTGCCCAGGTGTAAGACCATGTTTCGTTGCAGCATCACGAATTGTGTCCAGCAGGAATTGGCAAATCGTTTTCATGTTTTCATCGACGTAAAACCCGATCGCTGGTTTGTACGGCATTAAACGGGTAAACGTCAATGAGGAACAGTAAAAGTACGGACGCGAATAAAGGAAGGTTTCTTTACACGTCTTTGTGCCCATCAGCGACGTATCCAAACGGACTTCATAGGGGATGACACGAAAGACCCCGGGTGATGATTTGTCGGCGGACGTGAACCAGCATTTGAATGGATTTTGTATGATGCGCCTGCAGTTGTCCTCTGACCATGTATTATTAAACACTTCACCGAGTGACTGATTCGCGTTGTATTCATTGGGCATTGCAGAGTGACCACATAATTCAAAATCATCCTTCAAAACTTCGAGACCCCGATGAACCGGTTGTATGCGAAGTAGTCTGCCCAATTCCACTGCGTGCTGGACGTCGGTCATTGTCTTGTTAAGCGCATCCACTTTGTATCGGCATTCCTGGTAATGATTGAACACTCCACAATCCTGCATTCGTTGTAGGATATCAGCTGTGAGAAGACTGTCATCGGCGACATCAGGGGGTAAAACGTGAATGTAACGATCATCACCGGTTCGCAAATATTGAACCCCCTTGACAACCTCGGTGACCATAGTATCATAAAGTTTGTCCTCTCGGGATCGCTCGAAGTTTTTGTTCCATTCAAGCCGGTAGGTAGGGATAATGGATGACAGATACTTTGTGCGAATCAGCATTTTGTTAACGTCATCGTTGATTTGATCACACGTTTTGAAATCCACTGCACCCTGTGGTTTTTCGGTGCCATCCATCAATGCCTCCATTACATGTAGTGAAAAACTACGTTCCTTGTTACATGTATTGACTGATGATCTGTATGGACGTACATCGAAAAATGAAACACTGTCTCTCATACCATCTATTAGTACTACTCTCAAAATTATTTGAAAAACTTGGACATGGGACCCGGTGCCCGCGTGCGCTTCGCGGCAGGGGGCGGTGCACCACTCGTCCCTCCTCCCTCTCGCTTTCTCCCACTCGTCTCTCCGCGGCGGGTGTGACCTCCACTACCCCCCTCTTCCTCACGTGAACCCAAAAACGAGTCAAACATGGCGGGTGCTTGGGGTTCGTCGAGTCCATCGGCGTCCTCCACCTCCATGTCAGCGGAGAGGAGAGATGGTTGCTGTGGTTGTGACTGCAACGTCTCCCCGCCGACGTGTTCTTCCACGATCATGCAGTAGGAGACAAAGGGCGGTTGAAGAAGGCGGCACGTGGCGCGTTGGAGCGTCTTGGGATCAAAGGTACCGCCGAACCGCTTCATCGCCGGACGCGGCGGCGCCTCGATCACGCCGTCCGTGATCCCGTACACCTCCCTCAACATCTTGGTAAGAGTGTTCATGTGCTGCCCGCGATCAAACGTCGTGTGCTCGATCACATACGCCTTCGCGCACGCGGGGCTGCACGTGCGTCCGTACACGTGGTACAAACATTCGCTTGGATCGTACACGCGTGGAAGAGGGACCACTTGTGACTCGTCCTCGACGGGTTCGCAACAGTGCCAACACGCGGATCCGGGGATACCCCGTGCGTCAGGTAAGGTGTGGTATACATTTGCCGCATCACGGCGCACGACCCCACCCATGCATTTTACCTCTCGAAACATCACATTGCATTCTTGTACAAACAATTGTGTGCGACCGTACGAGGACTTTCGAATCAAACGTGACCGAGACGCGGGATGCACCTCCATCGTCACACCTTCCCTCTCCCCCCCACCCGTGGTTTATTCTGACGCATCTGCGTCCGCACCTCCCCCCATTGCCTCACATCGTCGCGTAGCACGACGCCTGGTCGTACGTCAACGTCCAGGCTTCCTTCCTGCACAACGGCCGATCGTTGCGCCTTGAAATACCTGCAATCGTGAAGCGGTCGCTGTTGTAGTACCGCTTCACGACCTTGAACGCGAGCTTCTTCCCCACGACCTTCACCTCTTCATATCCCTTCATCTTCTTCATGGACCACAGCCTGGAGGGAACGAGTAGCGTTGTCCCAATGAGTGTATCCAACGTCTTCGATGTATGCACGTTACGATTCGACTGGACCTTGTGCAACGGCATCCACCTGTCGGCGCCATCGCAGTCGAAGACGACGCGGAGGTGAGTTTCGGACACCTCCAATACGACACCCGTGAGGAACGTGTTGCATCGCCAGTCCACCACGACGCGATCGTCTACCGCAAATGTGTGCGCCTCCTCTTCCATGGTCGTCTCGTCGTTGATCTTCTCGGCACGACGCGATGCAACGTGTTCAAGACGGGATACGATAAAGGACATCATGTTCTCCACACCTCCCTTGCCCTTGTATGTGGTGAGTTGCATGAGCACACCGACCTTCTTTACGAGTTTGCGAATGTGCTTCTCATTGTCGGTACGTCCCACACCCCGGAGGGAAAGTGTAACGGACACATTTGGGGCGACTCGAAGTGCGTAGCGCAACACATCGACGTCGATGGTCTTGCGCATGTAATCGAGCCACACGATACTACACGAGTCGTCTGACAGGGTGGTAAGGTGCGAGTCGATGTCGTCACATGCACATGGGATGCCCGTTTTGCGGGCGATGGCGTCCGCGTGCACACGAGAAAAGTTGACAGGGTGAATGTGCTCGCTAGGAACGCCCTCCTCTAGGAAGAAAGTACACGCCCCTGCGCTCTCGTCGTCCAGGAACACGATCGGATTGCGCGTCGCGCATCGCTTATACATGCTGCACACTGCCGAACGCTGCACATACTTGTTCATGAACTCGTACGCCATTATGTCCGTGACACGTCTTTTGGTTTGGTACCAGTCGCACGTGTTCTCGTACAATACAGTAAGACATCGATCCGGGATCGAAGACCCGTGTCTTAGAAACCAACCCGACTGACGCAGTCGGAACGAAGTTCCGTTAGCGATCGAAGATCGCCACCGCCGGTTTCTAACCGGAGACGAGAAACCCGTCCCCTACCTAGCCGGTTTCCAAGGTAAACGTCTCACGTAACCGTCAAACGGAAGGGTGGTATTTGCCGTTGGGGAATACTGATACAGTTAGCCGGTTTCTAACATCACCCAAGAAACTCGCCTCGTTTCTAGCGCTGAGTTTCTAAAGGCTGGTTTCTAAGACAGGGGTCTTCGATCCCGGATCGATGTCTTACTGTGGCGACTACAGTAAGACAGCATGTAAGGAAGAACGGAAATCATGGCGACGCGTATCGATGGAGCATTGGGACAACGCCGCGGTAGGGTGCTCTATTCCCGTGGAGGCGAGGGTCGCGTGAACCGCACCCGAAACGAGAGCAACGCGTCCGTGCTTGATTTCCGCATCCTACACAGATACCCAGACGACGCCACTCGCACGACCTCACCACTACGGCCAGGCGACGGCGTCGAAGCGCCGCACTCGCTCGGCGGCGACCTGCGCCCGGTGGCGGGCCGTTTCGAGATACCCCGATGACACCATCCACGCGACCTCCTCGCCACGACCGTTCGCGACGGCGCCGTCGTAGTAGGCCTGGGCGGCGGGATCGAAGCGGTGCATTTCGGAGGGAGATATGCGGTTCGGCTGGATGCGGTGCGGCGGGACGAACGGCACCGGGGCGGAACGGGTTCGTCGACGACCTCGATGGCCTTGTCAGTCTGCTCCTCGCCTCGCATCCTCTTCACCATGCCGCGGCAGACGAAGAAGATCGCCAACGCGAGCGGGACGACGATGATGGCGGCGTACAGTGTGAGAGACGACGTCGGCATCTCCCCTGCGCAGCGTGTGGCGGAGACCTGCACAAAGGCATCGGAGATCGAGATGAGAACGAAAAGTGTCTGGATGGTACGCATGGTGCGTGATGCTGGGGTTGTACCAACCAAAAGCCGATCGAGACTGATGTCGTCAATCCTCTACCACTTCGAGTGGTTTCGGCACGAGATAGAACACCACGAGTGTGACGATGACAAGGAACGTACGCAACACGTCAAATACCTTCTCGACGTCATGGAACGGCGTATTCGATCCCTTGGTACGCACGTCGTAGCGTCCACGGAACCACGAGTGGTCAACGAGGAGATACAACGCTCTCCAGTGGTATCTATAACGCCAGGAATGCATCGCATCGTCGGTGGACAAATAACGATGACGTCGCGATCAACGTCTAACACTCGTCCGCGTCCAAATAACGCGCGCCGAACATGGCACCTGTCGTCCTCTCGTCCGTGTGCATGGACACGGGAGATCAACAGGACGTCTCGGCGTCGCCGTTGACGATGTGTTCGATCTCACGAAACTGGCGTACGAATTCGTCCGAATCGGAGAGTGCTACATTCTGAATGCGCCTCAACAAAATTCGTTGCATGGTCTGTACTCCCTGGCGGCGTATGGGTGGACGCGAGTTTCTGGCGCGCTTACGTTTGTGAAATGTGATGACCTCCTTGAAACTCAACGTGGCGTATAGAACCGTGATTGCTTCGTCGGCGAGATTCGCCATCGAGCCCGCCTGGTACTCGAATAGTCGGTACATGTATCCCCAGTGAGGTCTGAAGTGTCGAACGCGTGCGTACTCCCGTCGTGTACCGGCGTCGCGTTCGTTGCAGTAGATGACCTCACCATCCATGGAGGTGGTGATCATTCGTCTCAAATAGTCGTACGCTTGTTCGGTAAAGAAACTACTACTCGTTGTATCGTCGTGCATGATGGAATATCCCTGTGCTCGAAGCAACTGTCGTTGAAACACTCGGATGAGTTGATCCGGGGTCATGGAATTCAGTACAAACTTATGAGGGAAACGACGTGACAGTCCCTCGTTTGAGGGGAGAAAGTAGCGAACCATTTCACGCTCATATCCTGCGGTAATGATGCAGTACAGTCCCGGATAACGAGTCATGAATTCGACCATTGCTGTGGTCGCCTCCGTGCCGTAACTTTCGGGTTTACCGTCTTCCCAGGGTGTGATGGCGTACGCCTCGTCTATGAATACGACACCATTGTCAAGATTGCCCACTAAGAAGCTGCGGGTCTTGGACACGGTTTCCCCCATGTACTGTCCAACGAGTTCACCGCGACCTGCAAGTATGAGATTGTCGCCTACAAACATCCCAGCACGTGCGAACACGTCGCCTATCGCCTGTGCAATGGTCGTCTTACCCGTTCCCGCTCCACCCATGAGGACAAAGTTCATGAGACGAGTGCGAAAGAGCCTAGGGTCCTTTATGAACGACGACACCACATCAACCACATGTTCCACAACGTGCGATTGGACGGTGAACGCAGTCAGTCCATCGAGGGCCTCTACGAGTGCATCACGGTGATCCTTGGCAATATCGTCCGATGTGACGCGATCAAACTCCATACTTCCTGTGAGACGCTCCCGTGCACGGTTCAAAATTGCCTTGAACCGTGACGCCTGATCCTTTGCGGACTGGTAGGGGCCTGAAATGCTCTCGAAAATATGCCAATTGTCGCTGGTGTCGTTTACGGGTACGTTTGCGGCAGACTTCAGGTCGGGCACCTTGATCCGAATAACCTCGAGTGCATCCTCAACGTCTCGTTGAGATCGCTGCAGAAGTTCCGTGTAGCGGCAAATCTTGTACAGCATATTTTCTCGGTAGGCGCGTTTGAACATGCGCAATCCCTGCGCCGACTGGAGAAGTTTGACAAGGGACTGCAGCGATGATGCACTCATTACGTTTCACTAGAGTACGGGAGAATCATGTACGCCGGGGAAACCGCACATCAGAGTGAACGTCACAACGCGCGCATACACACACGCATTGAAGAATATGTTCCCCATACGATGCTACACTTGCAACGCGGTACTCGCACACAAACACGGCGAATTTTCGGCCCGTCGTCGCGATGGAGAGGGAGGCGGGGCCATTCTAGATGAACTCGACGTGACGCGCATGTGTTGCAGGCGAATGTTCATATCCTATGTGGAGTCCCTGGCCACGCAACAACTCGCGTACCCAAATATGAACATTGTCCTCGACAAGGGTGGTACGACCATGCATCGGCGGTGTGAGCATGCCAACGATGTGTCCTGTGACTGATGCGGTCAGAATTACGTGATAAAAGTACTCTCGCTATGAACAACGAAAATGGTGAATCATGACGAGGATGGTGAATCGGTCGTTAGTTGGGCGGCCGCATCAGAGACAGATCGTATGATGTTTTCGGTTCTGTCCAACACGGAACGGTTAGACATGAGTATACTTCCTCGTAACACCCCATCCGCACCAGGGTCTCCCGAACTTCCGCGCATCGTAGAGGAGGAACCACCGGCTACCTCACGGGAGAGCGACATGCTGCGTGACTTTCGTCTCACGATGGAGGATGATGAAAAAAATGGTCAACGTGAGGCGGAGCGTGAACGTGAGGCGGATCGTGAACGTGAGGCGGATCGTGAACGTGAGGCGGAGCGTGAACGTGAGGCGGAGCGTGAACGTGAGGCGGAGCGTGAACGTGAGGCGGAGCGTGAACGTGAGGCGGAGCGTGAACGTGAGGCGGAGCGCGGGTGCGAACGTGTGGTGGCGGAACGCGAACCTCCACAAAAACTGTCAATTGATTTGCAACACGAGAAACAGAGCCTCCTCTTCGATCTGCACCAGTTGGAGGCAAAGGGTGTGCGCCTCTCGAGAACGTTCACCATGGAAGATTCTGTCGACGACATTACGGTGGAACTCAAACGTCAACTCCTTGTCCTGGATGAACGTTCCAATGTCTCTATACTGAAGAATGGTCTTCGAATCGCTCTCTCGGGAATCGAGATCCTCAATACACGTATGAATCTCTTGGACCTAGAGGGTTGGTCGTCGCAGGCGTGTTCGGAACTGGAACGGCATGACCAAAACCTAGCAAAGATCTATCGGAAGTACTGGCGTCGTTCGACCTCAAATAATCCAGAGATGGATATCGTCATGTCCGTGGTGGGATCCATGGGTGCGTATCACATGAAGCGGACGATGACTCGAGGGATGATGCATCGCGGAGATTCGCGTTCGACTCGCCCGACACGCACATCGGGTCGTAGTGCGAGAAACATACCGTCTCCCGAAACGTCGGATGACGAGGAGGTTCCAAACGTGCGTTGATTTAGCAAGTAGAGTAAATGCACGCACTGTCATAAAACACAATGACCAGTCGTGACATTCCCCTCCTCCCAACATCTCTCATCCCGTCGGAGGTGGCACCACCTCCACCGTCGACGACACAACGACGTCCACCCACTCCCAATCATTCCATGTTGACAGAGGAGACAGAGGGTGTGGACGAAATGGTGGTGGAGAGCGGTGACGGACCCGCCGCCGCACAGGAAACGACAGTAAATCTCGTAGACCATGACGGCGTCACAGTCAACGAGGATGACGTATCGGACACCACCTTGCCTACAGCGGACCTGCTCAACAACACCATGAGTTTGAAACAGCTCAAGGACCGTTGTGTCGAGCTGGGGTTGGTTGCAACGGGGAAGAAAATGGACCTCGCAGAGCGGATCGTGGCGTCACAATCGTAGTGTATAACACGACCTTGGACGCGTTGGCATCACACTCCCTTTTTTTCATCACATTACCTCAAAACACACACAATGTCGGGTACGGGGTCTCTTGGTTTCAACCCCAACCGTCGTCACCGGCCCAGCAGCCTACCGGGTGTGATCAATACGATGGTCGTACGCCCTCGCGTCCCGGGTCAACGCCGTACACAGGCACCTAAGGAGGTTGCCGTCATCCTCCCACAGAGAACCTCTCCTCCTGCGACGACTCGGATGACAACACCCTCCATGGTGACAGAGACCACACCCACCGCCGTCCCTCCCGCACCCTTGTCTCCTGTAATGGAAGAGACCCATTGGGTGTACGCGTCCGTCGGTAAAACCCATCTCCGCGCATCGGCCGACCCCGACCATATCGTGTACGTCAAGGATTCGCGAGTGCTGCTGCTATATCCCATGGTAGCCGATCCCGACACTGGAATCGTGTCCATGAAGGTCAAAAAGGTCGATGACAGTACGGGTCAACTGGAGATGCGTTGGGTCGATGTGTATGACCCGAACACCGACACTCGTTACGTGTCTCAATTCTCCATGGTACCGTGATCGCGTATCGGATCCACGACGCGTAGCGCAACCGTTTTTTTTCCATCAGTGTATTGGGTGGTAGTCGCACGCCCCATGACCATGCCGAAACGTATCGAGCGATGGTCCGACCTCCCAGCACCCACTACACCCCTTCAGCGTGGAACGTATCTTGATGCCTGCACCGCATGGATCGTTGCGGAACCGGACACGAACACAATCATCACACTTGACACACCTACCTCCGACCCAATCCATCACAGGGACACCGGTTGCGATGACGTCGTCGCTCGCTCTCTTGCCAACGTGAGAGACACTAGGGACTGGTTGTGCATAGTCTGTCGTAAGACAGTATCCGATCCATTCGGATCGCATGGAGGGAACCCCTTTGCCCAACAATGTATCGTCGTCACGTGTCAAACCTGTCGCTGCTAGTCACGGCAATGTGCCTAAGAAAGACGGGCGATCCAATCCCTCATGGAGCGATTGGGTACGATGGATGCGTTCGGCCCTAGGTCCGCTCCGGTCACGGGCGACGTGCTCTTGCGCGCCACCCAATCGCGAATTGCAGTTTCTTCGTAGGTATACCCGTCTGTGAGAAAAACTGGGTTCTGGAAGGGCTCAAGGGTCAGTGGGCAGTACCATTCGGGAGGAATCAGACCCTCCTCATTGTCCTCCTCCATTTCCCGTGTCGCCGTCGTTTCATGGTGAGAAAACGTGACCATCGTAATGGGGCGTTTGCCATGTATCGTGATGCGTGGATCCTTTTTGAGGTCCTCGCCACGCACTATGAGATGAAAGAGACGACGATTGCAAACGTCAAATATCTTGTCCATGCCGATCGTAAAGGTACTGGATGTGGTATCGTCACATGCCGCACGAACGAGATCCTCCAGAGTCCGTATGTGTGTATCGTGCAATGCACGATGTTGACGATCCGTGGTCGCCAGCGTGTAGAGCATCTTTTCCGTTGGTACGCTGCGTACCAACGGAAAACGAAAAACATGGGTGGTGTCTGCTGGCACTCTCGATGGGGAATGGCGTGTACCGCATCGAAGGACACCGTGACTCAGAAGGTCAGGGCAATATTCTCTGTACTCGGGCGGAACGTTACTCAAAATGAGACACAGATTCGACAGTTGGGTCTCGACTATCAACATTTTTTGGAGTCGAGGCACCCCGAATGTTCAAATGGCGAGGAAACGACCGAGGAAACGACCGAGGAACTCCTTCCTCCTCCTCCTCCTCCTCCTCCTCCTCCTCCTCCTCCTGTGGCAACGCACGTCGTCGACGCCATCGCCGTTCCTCCTCCGAAGCGACGCAAGGTAAGGACTGCCACCTCCGCGGCACCACGTGTAACATCGGCTGATACTTTGCAAACTGGAACGGTTGCCACCACGGTGACCGTTCCTGCAGTCGTTATCTCCACCGACTCAGTGGAATCCTTTCGGGACGTCGACTTTTCTGAGGGCGTCCCAGACGTTGTCATTCGTACGTCTCACGCCGTCTCCTTCTACTCCTTTTTACACGGTTCAAACTCGGAGTCCTATCCCCTCTCCACACTTGCGTTCCAGAATCGCATTCAACTCCGCGACCACGGTCTACAGAAGGTCTACAACAACGATACTGCGGTATGGAGATACGACAAGATCAAGGCACTGTGGTTTGGACGGGACCCGACCACAAACCAACGCTATATTTGCGCCATCATCATCAACGAAAAGTACGAACCTCGATTCGGGAAGGTCTTTTGTACTCGCAAGGACGTTGTCGAATTGGACGTCCGCCCGATACCCTGTTTTCTCAAGGGGAGTGGCTCGTCCATTCGATACTGTGGCACATGGACGTTTCAACTCCACCGTGAAACGTCACAACCGTTCATGTACGTCACCAATGGGTGCCAGCGAAGTGCGTCTTACAATATGTCGCTCGACTCATACGACGACCGCTGGGGCGCGCGCGCCTAAATGAACGACTCACACACGGCATCGTCGGCGAGGAGTAGAAGTGCGTTGTCGATGCGTTTCGTCACATGATCCAGTGACTCGTTTAGAAGTTGCTCTGGGGTGCGTTTGTCATTGGAGCCAAAGGAGAGTATGTGGGTATCGTCCGTGGTGGATGGTATCATACCCACGGCGTAACAGGGAGAGTAACGCGCGTGTCGTCCGGCGTGTTGTGTATCAAACGTGATCTCCATGTTGAGTTCATGGCCGTGATCCAGTTGCAGGAGGACGATGTTGGTATGGATGGGTTCGAAGGCGGGTCCTTTGAGGTGGGCTGTGGTAACCTCACTGGGTCCGGTCACGTGCAATGACAGGACGTTTCCGTTTCCGACCCTCCGAAACGGGATGAGACCCACACGATGTGCAAGGTACTCGTCGGTGTGACAGGTCACATTGGTTATCACGCGTGCCATTGAGGGAGCCTCGGTTTGGACGTCCGACAGGAGAGTACGACGAAGTGCATTGCAGAGTCCCACGTGTCCTGGAATGAGGAATCTCTGCACGTCCACCATGCGTCAAGTCGTCGTGCGTGTGTGAGTGAGAGTTGTAATTAGAAACTGATTTGGAAATTCGTTTCTTCTAAGACTCGATGTCTTCCATTAGCGCGATTCTGACGGCGTTCACCGCGGTAGTGAGGGCGATGCGGGCCATCTTGGGTTTGTAGGATGAACGCGTCACAAAAAATATCAGCGTACATGCCACAAGCTAACTCGGTGACTACGCCGTCTCTACACACGTGATGAACGAGAGCTGACGACCTCTGCGACTCGCACGCGCCCCTGGCGTCCCACGATCGGGACTGTTGGTACACTCTGCACCACAATTACGGACGGTTCCGGAGCCACAAGTACACCGAAACAAAACAGAATGAAAACGTAGGTGATGAGAAAGAAGAATGCGGGTGGGAAGAGGAGACAGAACAACAGCACCCCAAGGGAGAACACGGGTCGCGCATACGGCCATACGAAGAGAGCGATGGACATATAAATGAGTATGCTCAGAACGATGGGGACGATGATCCAGGAGGCATCCGCCATTTCGTGTGCCGTTGTAGTGTTGTTCATGAGCGTGTTTTCCACTATGGCATATAAATTATCCGACGGTTTCCGAGGCAGGAGGAAGGTCGAACTGAGGCCACCCGAGGTCCGCACACATTCTGCGAAAAATGGCGTCGTTTGCCTCCAATTTGTCACGTCCCTTCAGAAGTGTGAGGCCCTGCAACATGTCGTGCAGACCCAGAATTTGGAAGCAACGGTACAGAACATAGCTGTACGACAGAAAGTTTGTCCTCGATTTGGGTGCGTGTCTGTGAAACGCCGGTTGCATTTGAAGAAACATGTTGCGCAATTGTTCCTCCACTTGCACCGAAATGCGAGGCGGGCGTCGACCACTTAGTCGCGATGTGATTTGTGCAACATGGTCGTACGCCTTTCGCAGGCGCAAATGTCGAAGGGAGTCCCGCACGCGTTTTTGTGTGATGTCTGACGTGGACCGCACATTGAGGCGTTCGTAAAGGTCACTCATGACCGTCTCGAGAATATCATCCGACACGCAGTGTGCTTCCTTTCCCTGTACGAGTGTCAACCACATCATGTAATGATTCACTCTTTTGTACGAGTACTGCGAAAACTCGACCATGTCGTCGAATGCCGTTGACGACGACGTCGCGTCCAGGTACGCCACACTGTATCCGCATTTCGAGCATGTCATGATGGAGCGTGTTGGACACACCAGTAATGGTGTCGAGGAATCGGTACATCTTGGGCACTCATCACGTGTGCTCATGGCCACCTTTGCGGGCGCCTGATCGATGTCAGTGAGGTACTCGTCGACGATCGACGCCTTATGCTGTGCACTCACACCACTGTGTTCGACGTACGCCTGTATGCTGTCGCTCTTGCGACGCGCCTGCCATGTCGGTCCGTGACTTTTGTGATATCTCTGCAGGTACTGTACCACCATGGTTTCGAAGTGATGCTCGCGTGACATGTTTTCGCGAATGTTGCACTCCTCCTCCAGAGCGTCCGCATCGCGAAGGACATCCTGACACTTGCGCGTCTGGCATCGAAGGGTCAACGCCTCTGCCCCCTCCCTCATTCCCTGGATCTGGCGACGGAGACGAGGAACCTCCAGGCGTTCCGAAACGAGTCGCGCACGACGTTTTTGGATGTGTTCGTCGAGAGTCAGTGTCTCGTCCTCGCGAATGCGTTTGGTTCGTTTCGCATCGGCCATGGTTTCGTCGTGGATGTTCGGTGTTCGGTCCAGGTCTTGTGGATTCTAATGCGCACTCTCTTTTTTTTTCGCAGCGCGTATGAACAACGCCCGTGGATGTCACGCCGTCCACATTGCCGAACACTCGATGAAATGCGTGCTCTTCGTATGCCCGCAGCTACAATGTGCGACGTCGCATCGTCACAGGTGGTGATAGTACCGACGTCCCTGACACATTGTCCTGCGACGCCCGTTGTGGTGCAGTGCGGCGGTACCGCCGCACCGTGCGCACACGTTGCGGCGTGTCAACCACTCACAATCTGCCAGTTTTATCCCTACGTTTGCAACCACAATCGTCCAAGTGTCCGAGATTGGTGCCTGTATTGCACGAGACGCTTTCTGTTTCCGGATGAGAAGTACACGACCGGACCGATGATTGTACAACACGAGGCATGTAATGTCCCGCAAGAAAAAAAATCTTGTGCTTATAGGTAACACTGAATGGTACGAGCAGATCGAATCGCGTCATCCGTTGTCCAGGGCGTGGGTCGTGCCGCCGGATCGTCCGCCTCGGCGCTCGCCCGTGGTTTCAAACGGTTCTCCCCAGACGCGTCATCCTTTAAACTTGGAGGCCGTTTGTCTATGAACGGTCGTCGTGCAGGGAATACCGTACGACGCACAGGCGCCTCTGTCGCCGCCTCCTCGGGGACCGCTGCAAAACGAGCAGGGAAGAGTGCCAGGAAAAGCATCTCCAAGGGCGCGGAGTCGCTGACTCAGGGCGCCAAACGTCAGGCGCGTGATGCCGGGGATTGGATTGCCATGTCCAGTAGGTCTGGAATGAAGCGAATGGGGAAGAAGTGTCTCAACAATCCCGTCAAATGTACCACGGCTATGGCATTGGCAGGTTACACCGCTGTCAACCTGGTGGAAAACTCGAAGGCGCAGCAGGAATGCATCACCAAGTGCCTTCCACTCAACTGGCCAGCAGTGGTGGAGTCCAATGGTGAAATTGCTCCCGAGTATTTTGTGCACGACCCGAAACCCGTGAGCACCGGATCACAAGAAAACGAGGAAAACGGGCAACCCCAGTGCATGGACGGCACAGATTGCGAACCGTACTGCATCGCCGCGTGCAAGGCGGAACATCCTACCACTCTATTGGGCGCGGCAATGGAGGGAGCAGGAGAGATGATGGACGACGTCATTGTACCCTTTGCGGAGGACGTGCTCGGATTACCCATCAGTGACCTTGGAGGTGGACTCATGTGGGGCATTCGCATTGCGGTGTTTGTGGCGGGTGCCCTCGTAATTTTCAAGGTCGGAGGACTCCTGGGTCTGTGGGGGGCGACACGGAAGTCTAGTGGTGGTGGACACGTGGGTATTTCGTTGAGAATTCCTGCGTCCGCGCCCGCACCCGCGCCGCAACTCTCCGACTCTCAGGTCCAACTCGCAAACCGTGGCATGGCCGTGGCGGAAAGGAATCCCAAACTTGCGCGCATGGGTATGCAGGTGATGCAGCAAACCAGAATAGGATGAGGCGTTAGTGAGTGCCTGTCCAGTGCCGTTCTTCCGCGCTGTCCGCGACCATGAACGAGTGGACCGTCACCTCACTGGTCTGCCCCTCGCGCACACACCGCGCGATCGCCTGCTGCTCCAACATTCTCACCGTCCCAACGTCCGCAACGATCGCGTGCGCAAAGATGATGTTTCGTGCGTGTGGAAGGTGCAGACCCGCAAAGGAATCCTCCATGCACAGAAGAAGGACGCCTCCGTTCAAATGCTCCTGAAGTGTCGCCGTTCGCTGACGCGAATTTCCATCCAGCGTGAAGACACGAGTGTCCTCATTTCGAAGAAAGGTACGTATACCACGGAGCATCGTCTTCCACTGGACAAATACTACGATTGGTTCGGTCGCCGAAAAGGACGACACGAGGCGCCCAATTTCTCGCATCTTCGTGCCTATGTCGGAGGATGCCGGATCCTTGGTTATTTTTCTTTGTTGATGGTCGCACAACTCGAAGCGCCGCGCGGTCTCGTCGCGTCGTTGTTGTACATTGTGAAGTTCGCGAGTGGTTTGATGAAGCGTCTCGCGAAGGCCCTCGACCACACCTCCTCCACTGTCAATCTCTCGTTCCAATTCCGAACACATGCGTTCCAGAACACACAAGCTGTGATTGAAGGATTCCAGCTGCGACGTACGATTCACCTGCTCGTGGTGTTGCTTTCGTGCATGTGCATCCTCCATGCTCTCGTCACCCTCCATTGCATCCACAAAGGATAGGCGTCGTACCTCATTCTCAACCTCCATGAAGTCGTGACTGGAATCGTCCACATACAGTCGTTCGCGTTCCGACACGTGCACGCGTCGCACCTCGTGTACCGTGGTGGACGGGTGGTGTGTCGTTGCATGGCCCCTGACCGCGGTCCGAATGAGTGACGCCAACATGTTGGGATGGTGCGCCTTTTCGCGAGCGAGAAGTACATAGAGATGTTGTGCACCGTCCGTATCAGTGGTCAGCGTCCCAGTCAAACCCCAAATGCAATGTGCATCGAAGAGTTGCAGGGAGCGTAGGTCACGCGACGCATCAAATGTTTGATGTATTTCGTCCACGACGATGCGCCTCCATTGCACCGCCTCCAGTATGGGTTCCTGGTGGTTGCGCTGGCGACACCATGCCGACAATGACGCGCGAGACCGAGGCCGTCCTCCCATGGCAGCATCCACAAGATCCAAATACGCCTTGCACGATCGAAGAAAGTTGAACGTCGTGAGCACTATGTCGTAGTCATGACATATACCCGACATGTCGACAGAGCGTAAATCGCGCGCACTCAACATCGTCAGTACACGCGTCCCCGATGTGAACTTTTCAATCTCGTTCGTCCATTGAGATGTGAGATTGAGAGGTACGACGACAAGGGATGCTCTTGACGAGTACAGGCGCAGGGAAGGTGGTGGTGGTTCTCCGCTCAACATCAACGCCAGGGTGGTGGCCGTCTTTCCAGAACCGGGGGCATCCGCACATATTCCGCCTCGTAACTCCGCCTCGCGTTGCGACGGATCGTCTGTGATGCATTCGTGTTCCGTATCGATATACCAGCGATCGCTCACGCGTATGTTCCCGTTGTATCCAAACGTCAGGGGAAATTGAGTCTCCATGGACACCATCCATCGAAGAGTGTCCAGTTGGTGGGGGCGTAACGGAAGCGACGGATTCCACTGTGGGTGAGGGGTCGCCGTACCAGTGACGCCCTCGGACCACGTCGTCGTCGGCACCAGAGACTCCCTCCACACCGTACGAGACAGTTGGACAACGAACTCTTCGCTAGCGACTCCGTTGGTATTCAGGCGTTCCTCCAGAATCTGCGCATCGACGCAAAGGCGCATGCCAAGACATCGATTGAGGCGAGGATCGTCGTCGAGTTCGCACTCGATCCAGAAGACGCCATCACGAATGCGTGCAATTTGTTGTATCGATTCACCGCAATCCTGTCGTTTCAGTGTGACCCCACGCGATGACGTTCCGTCCGTGACGAGTGCCTCGCAAAGGGCAAGGTCCATGGTTGTGAGGCGCCACCACGACGTACGAAGTGTGCGTCTACGTTTAAGTGCAAAACGAAATACTTCCGACATTTGTTATACACGTTGTTACATGCGATGGAGAAGTGGTGCGCACGTATAGACGCACCTTACTGTACGTTGATCCCGGAGAATGTGTCACGTGCCGTACACTTCATCTACGATCACCATCTCCCTCACGCATTGGTTCCCCTCCCCTGTTGCAGTCCCTTCAAACAATTGACGCCATCGGTTCGGTATTGATGGCCTTCGTGGTGTGGTCGTCGCAGCACTCGGCGTGACACATGCAGTTCACTCGTTCACGGTATGGAGCCAGTCCAACGAGCAGTGCCGTACGGGCCCGCATGTCTCGTCGGGATGCCCGAAATCCAACCATTGCAGTTCAGGGGGTGTACCGACGACGATAACTACGCGACACAACAACCGATCCCGAAGGTACGTGCACCGCGAAATTTGGTGAGGGGATATGTAATCCTCGGTGGGAACGGAAACTACGCACACACGTTGACACCCGCGTGCCAGGATGAGATCACACTTGAAGGTGTCCACGTGGTAGCGTTTGCCATTGATGACGCTGGGTCCATTGCGCTCTTCGTGACACAACGACCATCCATGGGAAACATTGCGTCGAATATAGTGTTCATGTACGCGTACATGGAAATGTGCCTGTTTCAGAGGTGGTGACACCGATGGTGGCTGCACGGAGCGCCTTCGCAGCGTGAGGAGAGAGCGCATATCGTCGATGTCCTGAAGTGACGTTGCCGTCCAAACACCATAGGATTCCACGTGGGAACGGACGACAAAGAGATGCACTTCCAGTGTGGAGTCGAAACACATCTCCTGCATACGACGAACGAGTGCGTGTTCCCATGGATGATCCGGACACGGGACGCGTGGAAAAAAAAACCAAAAGGTGTTGGATGTCACAAGAGCGTGCGGCCATGTATCCACTCCATTGTCGCGCAAACGAATGTATCCATCCTGAATGTCTCCCCATCGCGAGGGAGCCTCGGACACCTGCACGGCATGTGACGTCCACAAATCATGCGCGGGTTCCAACATGAGCGCTTGTAAAGGGGATACTGTCAGGAAGATCTGCGACACTGATTCGTCTCATGCTTGTTCAAAGGTGGCGACGAACCATGAGAGTGTGCCAAGGGCTCCTAGGACGACGATGGTGATGAGAAGACCACAGGAAAGGCGTTCCGGTTGCGTTGGGACGTAGCTGAAAGACGTGGGTGGGGGGAGAGGGGTGGCGGCGTCGCGTACGATCCTTCGCGGAGGAGGGTGCTCGCGATCCACGAATCCCAATCCGGATACAGTCGGCATGGTTCCTTACGACTACACGCGGTAAAATATTGTCACCGGGTCGTTGGTACTCGATCAAAAAACGTAACCGAAAGCATCGTACACACTGAGTTGGTACCAAACGAAAAGACATGGAGGCGTTGGAACAGCGTCTGGGGATCTGCGGCGAGGTCGACGGCACCACACGCATCTGCATGGGAGAGATCATGCCGTGCATACGTGACGCGCGCGTGCGACACGTCGCCTCCTGCTTGTACAACAAGGCCTGTACCGTCTCCCCGGATGATGTGCACAGCATCATTTGCAACGAGAAGTGGACGAAACTCGCCTTGTTGCTCCCTGCTGCCTCTCCGATGACGACCTTTGAGACGTGCGACGATCATCGAGTGCTCGGCAGCTCGCTTCACGACCTGTGTCCGACGGTGGTGCAAAACTCCTGGTGCGACGACGCCCCTTGTCGATGGTTCCGCGGAGTGTACACGTTTGACGACCCTCGTCATGCACGACTCGCCTCGTGCGTTAGTTTGCATCTTTTCTGCCACCAACTATCGACTCTTGAGATCATCTCAGATGCACTGGATCGATATCGAACGCACGACCTGGTGATACACCACCAATCGGACGACTGGAACGTGTCGTCCGGAACGTGGGGAAACCTCCGAAATGCAGCTGCCACCAGCATCGGTCATATCGTGTCTCTCGTGGTAACTTCGCGAGTGCATCGTTCGGCGTTCACGTGCGTCGTCGCATCTCACGAATGGATGGTGGTTGAGGATGACAGTATGGTACTGCATCACAAGGGTCGTCTTTCCGTCACGCTTCGATACGTCCGTCAGACATTCGGTGGTGTCGTGGCGTTGGAGATGGAAGAATCCGACGAGTGGTGGCCACCATTTCTCTTGGAGAATCGCATGGTTCCTCCATCGCTGTTCCCCTCGCTGTGTTCGTCGTCGCCCTGTATCGTATCCATAGGCGAGGGCACCTGCGGTCGTCGAAAGCGCAGCAGCATCGATGTAGACGAACTGACATCCGACCGCCACGTGCGATCTGTCATTCGAACGTGGAACAAGAGCTACGAATCGAGATATGCAGACGCGCCGACGCTGACGTCGATTGCGCGTGTGCAGTTCATGGAAACGCTGACTCACGGTAATTTCGTCGCTCACCGTGTACACACGGCGACGTCACAACATGGAATCGACGCTGAAAGTGTTCTCGTGGAACGGTTCGGGAACGCCTACGGCGAGGCTGCCATTCGACGCAACCTTGCAGATGATGTTGCTGGGCTTTACGCAGTGTACAACACGCATAATAGGGTCTGCGTCTCAACCTTTGCACTCGTTATGTACCATACCTACGACGGTCGTCTCGCGTGTTGCATCGACTCGTTTGCCGTTTCCACGAACCAACAGGGTTCGGGAGTGGGAAACGTCACGTTCCATGCACTGCTCCGTGGGGTGTGTGATAGTGCCTCTGCTGTCGACACACCCTACATTGTGTTCGCACAGTGCGTCCGAACAGGTGACGCTCGGCACTTCTGGTACGACAAGTTGGACGAGAGCACGGTTGCGCGCTCTCTCCTCCTGCAGGCGTTTCAGATCGATGCAGTACGCATTCCGGTGCAATTGATCAGTCAATGCACGCCACGGGAACGCCAGTACCGGTCAAGCGACCTGGAATAGAGTGTGAGAGCCCGTGTTTTGAATTCGTTTGAAGCCCATGCGGGCGTACGTTGTCTCGAGTCGGTGCACTCGAGCTGACATGGCAGTCGCGATGTCTGCATTAGAAGACTTCGTACCGGTATTGAGGACGAATAGGTAGAGTGGTCCCGAGACACGCGATCGCGCGGTGTTTACAAGTTGCCGCCCCACTCCCCCCCCCTGGAATGTATTGGACACACAGAGGTTGTAGATTACGTGTGCATTGGACACGTCGAGTGTTGAGGGATACATGTGAGATTCATATATTGACGTTGGACCGATGCAAACACAACCGATAAAATTATCCACACTCGTTGTCCTTGTTTCCTCATCCGAACGTAGAGAATGTGCGACGAGTGTAAACATCGCACCTCCAATGACGTTTCCGGACGGAAAATGTACCTGACTGTTTCCCGCCATCGCACACCGTTCTGCTGCAAAACACGACGTATTCATATTGGGCAGAGAACACGTCTTGTTTCCGTACATTGCCCGTTCGGCATGTTCCTGTATGGTGTAAGAGGTCGATTCGGCAGATGATATTTGCACATGTGCCACAGAAAGGTTAGTGTCCCTCATGCCATTTACTACATGCACCCACAATTATTTTTTGCGCACGTCCACAAAACACCACCACATCCACATGCACTGTACCAGGCATACTCGCACCCTACTCATCAGGAACTGCTGCGATGTCTGCGTCGGGACGGCGGTACCGCACCTCTTCATTACCCAATGACCCCGTCCGTATCCGCATCAGGAATGCACTATCCCTCCTCACTCACACGTCTACACGCATCCAATGCCGAACGTCAAAGTAACCAAGTAGATCGCTCATCAGATGCGGTGCATTTGGCACGCACAATTCGTCGTCCACACGCACGAACATCTCATCCACCAACTCGGCAACACAGGGCGCGAGAGACGTTGACGAATTGGCGCACGGGTGTGTGCAGAGTGGCCATTGACGCATTCCACTGTTGCGAGACACCATCACGATGGATTCTGTACCCGAGACGCGCGTGATCGTCTCCGTGCCTCGAAACGCGTAGCGTTGGTCACGCCGGAGTGTCACACGGACGAGAATGTCGCCCGTCTCTTTATGCTCGTCTGCGTAGGCGGTATCCACCAATGGATGGCCGTCCATTTTTGACATCGACGAGTGCAGAGTTAGGGCGATCGTGCGACTCGAGTCGTGTTGAGGACGCATGCGCAGACACGTGATCATGTGACGCGCGCGCCATGCGCGCGGAGAGGCGGTGTGGTGAGCATGCAACGACCACGCAATCGTGTCCAGTAGATGGCGCGTGACGCTGGTCGTCATACGCGATGCAGCGTTGACCTCGTTGACGATGACCTGCACGGCGCAAACGGGTCGATCTCGGCGATTCTGCGGCCCATCAGTTACGTTATCATCGTCAAGGTTGAAGCACGGCACGTCCGTCTCCAAGTGCGTGCGCATGTGTTCGAGCATGGAGGAACGAGTTGAGACGGTGCCATTCCGTGCTACAACGATTGCCATGCACGTGACAGCCACCCCTGGGAGGCGACAATGACAATGTCCCTTGAACCCAACGTGATCCATGAAGATGTGGAATTCGTGCACCATGTGACGAAGGTGTACGTCGGTCTTCTCACGCAACGCTCGCGTCAGCGTCAGAGCGCGATGCGTTTCCTCCTCTGCACGTGTTCGTTCAAGAGAATGCACTCCACGCCACACCTGTGCATCCACCTTGTGTCCCTCGAACTCCCCTCGTAGAACGGCGATGTGTTCTGTCGACACTTGATCGTACTGTCGACGCCAGCCCGTCATGCGTTCCACTAGTTCATACGCGTCCCCCAGACTGTCGACGTCCGGCACGTGCACCACAATGTCCACATCGCTCCCATTGTAAAAGATGCCAGAACCAATGAGGGTGCACTCATACGCGTTTTCGAGTACGTCGGAAGCGATGCGTGCCACCACTCCATCGTGCGTACCCGTCACATGCGTTTCATCCCCGTATGCGACCGACGGTGACGTGGTGAGTGCTATGGGCGTTTCGATACAGTCATGAAGGCTCACCTCCTCAAACTCGTCGGATGCGGTGGTCGCGGTCAGGGAACAAACGTCACTCTCTGACTTCTCAGTCGACAGTTCCTCCAATGCCTGAAGGTTGCCCCGTGTCCAGTCATCGTAAAGACGTCGGAGTGTTTGAACGTACGTACCATCCTCAACGTTTGTCGCGTGACAGACCATATGAGCTCGTTCCGTTGTCTCGCGCGACCACTCGATCGGTGTCGAATGGTTGGAACAAATCGTTACTGACATGATATGGTAGAGAACTGGGTGTTGAACGCAAATGCGTCGCATGTGCGGTGTCTGCACCGCGTCAACAAGCGCATGCATAAAGGGAGACGTGATGAGCCAGTGGCGCCACATATACGTCTTCTGAAAATGATCCAACCAATTCATGAGGCCCTCGAGAAGTCGCGTGTACGTCACTGACTCTCCCGCAAATTTACGCATTGTTTCGTAGACGATGGACAACTCGGCTAGCATGAGGTTCTTTGAGTTTCCTCTGAGTGAATCTCCTAGGTACGCACCCACTGCAACGATGAGTTCGTCCGTGATGCCGAAATGAGAACGATGAATGCCGACAAAAACGCGCCGTGCCTCCACTGTGATGCATTCGGTTTCGATAATGTCGATGCATTCCGCACCGCACTTCGGGTCCAATGCCCGCACAACCCTCTTGCAGATTGGAGTTAGATGGGACGTGATCGGAAGGGTGGGGCGAGGAACGCGACAAAACGTGTGCAGTTCCACATGGGGGTTGTGGAAACCGACGATAGTGCCGCACTCGAAACGATGCCAGTAGAGAGTGTCGTCATCGTCCGTCACGTCCATACGGCGAATTGGTCGATACTTGGACAGGTCATTGACATCTGTAATGACCTCTGTAATGGGTAACACGTACTCCTCAAACACGATGACGCGACGTGCTGCATCGTACTCGACATCATCCAGACGTCGAGCGGACGGGATCATGTTTCTGCGCCAGATATGCGGCTGTGGGAAACAAATGAAACGAAGGATGGGACGCATATCGATGGCATAGTCGTAAAAGTCCTTCTTCAGTCGGTTCGTCATCCAATCATAAAGTGCCTCAGCAGTATCGTCGGAACAGGGTATGAACAGGTTGATATTTATCTGGTAGTCTCGCATGGTCGCGAGCACGACACCGTGCGCGCAGTTGAACACCTTGATCGAGTAATGGAGAAAGTGTTGATCGAGGGACCGTTCATAAAACTCGCTGCACTCCGAAACCAAACCAAGGAAAACCATCCAGAGCACTCGTTTCCCGAACGTGCTCTCATAGCCTTGAGTGATGCCGATCGCAAGGCAGATTCCACTGAGAAAAACACGCGCATCCTCCTGCGTTGCGGGAGTGACATGAGAGCGCGACGAGAGGAGCGTGGGCATCTTCGCTTTTCGTTGGTACCGTGTTCTTTTTTTACGTTCCCATGTACCAATAACACATCCTCTGAATGCTGCAACAGAAAGACTCAGCTCGCGACGCGTGTGCACACGTGCGTTGCGCCCACCCCAACCCTCCGAGGTGCCAACCCGGAGAGTCTCTGGTGGAAAACACAGATGGCGGGTGTTGTGCACCCTCGCACAGGTGCGTCACGACCACGGGTCCCACACAACTGTATTCGTCCTGTGGCCTTCTTCCCTTTCTTCCCTCGGAGATGGGCGGACCGCGCGTCGCCACCAAGGAAGACATCGCACGTGTTCATTCCCGTTTGTCGTAGAGCATGTCGCTTTTTTTACACTATCATCCTGACAAACATGAAGTCACCTCGGAGATTTCGATCCTCCTCCCCCCGTCGCTCACGTCGGCGCGCCATGACACCCGTGGACGCTGCAGAGTTGAAGAAATACAGACAGCGTCAACTTATGGAAAGGTTTCGCGCTCTCGGTCCCATGCCTACCACCGGAACCTCTCGTCCCATGCTCACCACCGCTCAGATGATGAAATTCAATGTGTTTCAGGATGCGAAACCTAAGAGGCGTTCCAAAAAAAGAACTAAGACGATACGGTCATGATCGTACCCCTGACGTTGTGGTGGGGGAGGGGAGCTACAGTAAGACATCGATCCGGGATCAACGATCCCTGTCTTAGAAACCAGCCTTTAGAAACTCAGCGCTAGAAACGAGGGCGGATGGCGCCCTGGGTGGCAAATACCACCCTTCCGTTTGACGGTTACGTGAGACGCTTACCTTGGAAACCGGCTAGCTAGGGGACGTGTTTCTCGTCTCCGGTTAGAAACCGGCTGTGGCGATCTCTGATCGCCAACGGAACTTCGTTCCGACTGCGTCAGTCGGGTTGGTTTCTAAGACAGGGATCGTTGATCCCGGATCGATGTCGTACTGTATGCGCAAGTCTTCGAGATTCGATACCCGTCTGTACAACATACCCCACCCGCGATGGAAGACTGCACACATGTACTTCATGAACGACGCTGGTACCAAACAAAGGTAAACGCGACAACTGATATGGTGAGCGTCAATGTGGAGATGAACGATTTCGGTGTGCGGTTCACCTTCGACGCGTCAGATCTCAACGACGATGGTATCAAGCAGGCGGTGGTAAAGACGTTTGGAATGGTGCAACGCACCCTCCTGAAGAGTTCCGATGTGTGCAACAACCATGCGCTGAATTCCAAGGGGATCACAGTCTACATGGATCCAGAGACGCATCGCGTCGAGTGCACCGTTCCCTACATGGAAATACGTGTGCAGATGAAACACGTTCCCGGCGTCGCTCCTCACGCGCGAGTCGTCCGTGAGCAGACGACCGCCGATCCGGAAATGGCCGACCTGGTGTGTTCCGCACTGAACAAGTCGCTCACGTCCACATCTCCAGACACCGGGACGTGGTAGCATCAAAGGATACCTCGTGACATGCCCTCTGGGAGGGCATGTCACGATGTCGGACAAAGAACTCCTGCAGCTCTGCGGGCGTGGGCATCGTGGAGCGTGCGCGTCGAACGCTGGTCACAAACGTGTCGATGTCCTCGTCCGTGGCATCCGGGTAAAATCGTTTGAACATTCGTTTCGTCTGTCCCACTGTGCATACGTCAAAGGAAAGTTCCATGTCGATGCGCCCCTTCCGCCGCAACGCCGCATCGAGACGTTCCCTGTGATTTGTGGTAAAAATGAAGATGGTTCCCTGTTGTGTCGTCTGCAGCCCGTCGACGGCGTTCAAAAGACCAGAAAATGTGATCACCGCGTTGTGGTCCGTCTTCTCACGGTGCGTATCGAAGAGGCAATCGGCATCCTCCAAAACCACGAGGGCTCGTTCTTTGATGGAGGTAATCGCCATTTGGAGGGAATCGTCGGTCAACCCCTTGGAGACAAGATTTAGTTTGTACACATTGCATGCGAAACGGGACGCCAGTGCCGATATGCATGACGTTTTTCCCGTGCCGGGTGGACCGTAGAAGAGAAATCCACGGCGATAGGGTATGCCATGATCTTCGTACCATGACTGTGTCACCTTGCTGAAGAACTCAGTCAACTCGTGGACGAGGATGGCTTCAGTGTTGTCGTCCATGACCATGCTCTCCCATGGACGTCGCCGCAGACTCCCCTGACGGCGCCAGCGTTCACACTGCCCGTCCCAGGAGAGGGTGCGAAAGCGATCGAGTACCTGCCGTTCCGTGTGACGCTGTGCTGCGTTCAGGAACGCCATCACCGCGTCGCGGGAGGGACCTGTAAGAGTGACAGTCTCGTGGTGACAGCTGATGCGCCCCCCATTCGTCACCGGAAGAGGGCAAGAGGTGTCGGCGTGTATCACAATCTGGAACGCCTGGTCCTCCCAACGTAGGTCTGTGTTTCCGACGCCGCAACAAATTTGAACGTTATTGTTACCATTCGCATCGTCAAAGTTCGACTCTCCCAGCATTGCGCGTGGAATCGCACCACGCGTGACATGGAGTTGCGCATACGCCCCCACAAGTTCTACAAGAACGGTTCCAATCAGCTCAATCGTGCACATGAGGTACAATGTCTGTGAAGGTTGTCGCGATAGTTGGAAACACTGACACGCTCACATTTTTTTTCTCATACACATTTTCAACACACACCAGTCATGCCAAGGAAGGGTTGCTCATACACGCGTGTTCGTGGAAAATGCATTTCGAAGAAGCAGCATCTCGCCAAACTGTCTCCGAAAAGAAGGCGTGGATGCGCGTACGGACGCAATCCGAAGTCGACGTCTAGTCCGAAGCGCTGCTACTCGAAGAAGGAGTTCCAGTCCAAGGTGCGCTCGCTCCGTAAGAGGTCCGCCGCGAAGACCATTCTCGCCGCCATGAAGAAGAGATCGCGCTCGCGCAGCAGAAAGTAAACAATAGGTGCGTGCGCGTTACATTAGAAGTACAACGAAGCCCTTTTTTTGCATGCAACCATAATCAACCTATGTCGTGTTCCGTTTGCAATGCCGCGCGTGCGATACAACGTGCATGTTCCTGTGGCACGAACACATGTCGAGGTTGCTCGCGTCGTTGCGTTATGGAATTCACTAAATCGTGTGCGTGTGTCGGATGTCATCGTCCGTGGTCGGTAGACGAGGCTGTGCAACGTCTTGGAAAGACGTTTTGGAGTACCACGTATCGTCGCATGCGTCGCGAACAACTCCGACGGGCGGATGAAACACTCCTCGCGGAGAGCACTCCAGAGGCATCGCAAGTACGTACGGAACGTCGATTGACGTTGGAAATGCAAACACTCGCGCGCGATATTCGAAACGGTCGCATGGACCTCGTCCCTCAGTACAGGAGTATCCGTGATGCGTTGGTGCGCAACACGCGATCATCCACGCACACCCTTTTGAAACGGTGCACCGAACGAGACTGCCCTGGGTTTCTCACCACACATCCCATGCATACGCAGCGACGTGTCTGCCAGACATGCACCCATCAGACGTGTGCGCGTTGTGGAGAAGACATCGACGACGAAACCCCGAGTGAGCACGTGTGTGACGAGAAAATTGTGGCGTCGCGCCAGACGATTTTGCGCGATTGCAAACCGTGTGTGCGCTGCCAGGCACCGTCTCAGCGTACGGAGGGATGTCCTACCATGTGGTGTCCTCACTGCCGCACCTTTTGGAACTGGGATACGGAACGCATCATCGAGAGCAGGGGCAGCAACCCGCACAACCCGGACCACCGTGCGTTCCTCGCCAACAACCATGGAGACCAGCGTCATCTTCATCGGGTACGACGCGAAGTGGACGACGTTCCCTGTGGAGGTCTTCCGGACGGCATTGTCGTACACAATGCCTTGGTACGTGACTCGCTTTCCATAAACCACCTCTCCGGCCTCGCCCCCATCGTCATCGATGCATTGGAGTGCGTTCACCTATCACAGCACATGAGACATCACTACCCCCTCACGTGGAACGCTCACGAGCAGTTCCGACCCGTTCGCATCGCCTTCATTCTCGGTGACGTCACTCGCGACGCCTACATGGTGACAATGGAGCGCATGGAGCGAACCTTTGAATTTCGACGCGAGGTGGGGTATGTCCTCGAACTTCTCGTCCTTTCTGGCGCAGACATCTTCCAACGGTTGAGCTCCGGAGACGACGATATCGTGTCTGTGTGTTTTTCCCTCATCGCTCTTCGTGACATTGTCGATGCGCGAATGACGCACATCGCTTCCATCTTCCAACGACGCGCACCACGTCTGGAACGAGATTGGAAGTGGTCTGGGTTGAGACGCGGTCATTGAATGTTGCAAACGCCCGCAATACAGTAAGACATCGATCCGGGATCAAAGATCCCTGTCTTAGAAACCAACCCGACTGACACAGTCGGAACGAAGTTCCGTTGGCGATCGAAGATCGCCACAGCCGGTTTCTAACCGGAGACGAGAAACATCACCCAAGAAACTCGCCTCGTTTCTAGCGCTGAGTTTCTAAAAGCTGGTTTCTAAGACAGGGATCGTTGATCCCGGATCGATGTCTTACAGTATGCATCCCTCCCGTGTTCAGATGCGCGATGGACGAGAGCGTGTCGTCGCAACTGTGGTGTCACGCTGCGGCTCTTCCCCATCAGATCGTCCACGACAGCATCGCCGTCGCATGACGGCGTAGGAAGCCGCCATGGACAACAACGTGGTGACGGTTGCTGCTGCAATCTCACCGAACACAACGTCCTTTGAATCGTTCGGAACGATTTGTAACGTCACTGCGCGAATGGCAGTCGACCAGGACGATCCAATTGCCCAGAGTGCACCGTTGAGCACCGCGAAACGCAACATTCCTATCCAATTACCATCCGTGGCACTCTCCGCGTACGACATGTCCGTTACATTACCACACTCCAAATTTTTCTGTCCTGATTCTAGTCCACAAACACACTTCCCACCGATGATGACTCCAGACGCGTCAAACGGACTCGCATCACGCAGGTCGGAGGACCTCCCAATGCAACCTCCTTGGTTGGTTTGGTAACCCACGGAACGTCGCGGATTCCGTGATTGGCAAGGCGGCGTGTCAACTCACGACCAGTCTCCTTGAGAACCAATGGGGACCGTAACCCGGAGGAACTCGTGTCCACGCACCGAGGCATCATGTGGGGCGTGTACGGCGCAACAACAATGTGTTCCCGTGATGCGATCATCGCGGGAACGACTCCCACATGGTACTCCTCCATGTATCGATCGTTGTCATTCGACGTCGATGTCTGTACCTGGCGCACCCTGCACGACCACACACCCACGCTCGAATCGCGATAGTAACATCGAATGCCAAAAGCAATTCCGCCCGAAAGGATGTCGTTGAGGGAATTGGTGTTGAGAGGCGTGGTAGACACCACGATGACGTCGTCCTCCACCACGATAACGGTATCCTCGCTGAATCGGTTCGCAACAATCACGAACTCACGACATGGCTCCACGCGCGTTACGTTGTTGTGATGGCACACGTGCTGTGCGAGCTCAGAAGCACGTATCGTTTGCTGGCACGACGAAACGGGACACGTAAACAGGTGCGAGGAACACCACGCACGGTGGTGTTCGATTCGGTGGGTATCCACGTAGATGTTGCACGCAGTGCAGAGATGCCGTGCGCGTGTTGCAACAAGAAGCGTCGTCAAGGTTTGGTCGACGTTCGAGTGCCTCGGATCGCGACAAACGGGACATCGCTGATCCGCAATGGACGCGTCGCACCCGACACAGCATCCATGACCGTTGGCGCATCGAAAGAGGGTCGCACACTCATCGTCGCATACGACACAACGAGACATCGTACGCGACCATGCGCGGATGTGCATCATCATGTGCACCATGTGCCTGCGCCATGCTCGTTGCACGACGATTGCGGACTGACGGCGCATCGCACACGTCGTCCTGAGCTTCACGTCATGTGAATCATTCTGAGGGCGTTCTGTACAGTCAGAGACGGTCGTCGTCAGTCGTCAATCAAAAAAGCGATCACCCCGGAGCATCATACGAGCAAGACATGTTGTCGTTGCTTTGGGTCCTGCGGGGCATGGAGGGAGGTGGAGGAGAGGATGAAAAAGAAGGTGAGGGGTTTGCGCATCTGCCAAGAGGAAACATGCAAGCTCCCACAAAATCGATCCCGGATCGATGTCTTACTGTACCAGATCACTACCACTGTTTTACCGCGAGCACATCGGTTAGGATGGTGGACTTGTCAAATGCGAGACCGACGATGCACTGTCGTGTCGGTTCGTAGGTGGACATTTGGTTGAGAAGCCATCGCACCAGTTCCGACTCGACATCGAACTCCTCTACCACGTTCTCGCGCGTAAACGCGACCAGAGGTCCCGACATGTGGGAGGAAGTGCTTCCGTCGTAAAACTGAATGTGAGCGACCGGCTCTTCCGTTGGTCTCACACCCGATGATCGAAGTGTCATGAAAGCGCTGTATGCGCGCCGCCGTTCCTCCATGCTTGGTGTGTGAGATGCAAAAATCTGATTGTACGTTTGTGCGCACTGCTGCCTTTTTTCCAATGTTCATCGTCAAACCTCACACTGTGTGCATGCGTCCTAGTCTATGGGGTCCCACCATGTGGCGTATCATGCTTGTGTGCACGTGGAATGTTTCTGAGGACCTTGTGGACGTCGTGCAACGTCTCCTCCTTGTTCTCGTACCAGAAGTCCTACCATGCACCACGTGCGCCGAGCACTACAAACGCCATCTCACGACGGTAAACCGAAAGGCGCGTGGGAGACCGGGTGCTGGAGATCATTCGTTCCGATGGTGTTGGTACATGAAGAACGAAGTCAATATGAGTCTGAATCCTCCCGTGACGTCAATTCACCTTGCGGACCTTGTCGAACGGTACCTTCTTTATGGTGCAGTCCTTCCTCATGTTGAGGCCGCTGACGTTCTCGTTCTCTGCGCCATCCAAGCACGCCACGACTCAAAGGACGATCTCTACGTCGAATTTTGCGCGTCCATGGCGGCACTCCTGCGTGACGACAAATCCGTGTTTCTCCACTATTTGAAACACGTGAGTCGCCCGATCATTCCTACGACCCTTCGTCTCGCGCGATACACTCGCGAAGCACATGGTCTTCCACGAATGGATCTTCTCAAGTACAGGGAAACGGTGCGGTGAAATAGGCATATTATTTTTGCGCATATCCTACAAACGTGGAATGAAGAACCTCATTGTGATGGGTGCCTTCGGGATTGGGTACGTTACATTACAAAACGTACTGAGACGCCGTCCCGTCTTTTCCGGACGTGTCGCCGAGCGAACGGATCTAATTGCATGGAACTCCACTCTCATGGACTGCGTGCAGCAGCTGTCGCAATTGGTGACAGAGGATGAGATCGCGAATGTCCTAGATCATCTAGAGAAGATACGAACCGTCTCCTTGTCGTCAGATCGTTCTTCTGTGTGGACGTTGCAGCGCCTCATTTCGAAAACGACCGGCGACATCGTTCGAGTCGCGGGCCGGACACGAGGGTCCATGACCACAACCCAACTCCAGACGCAGAACTCGGTTGTGGAGGACGTCATTCCAATCGTGGAGGATATTCTTCAAAACATACAACACAACCACATGCTCGACTATTCGGGAGTTTAAAACTGTAAAACCGACCATGCGTACATGTATACAGAGGTTCCTCCTTTTTTACCCGTTGCGACACGAATGGAACCGTGCCGCCTTCTTCGAGTAATGCATCAAACCGCAACGACACGGAAACGTCGGCTTCGGCGTCGGATCCTCTACCTGCGGAATGCTCCTCCGCTGACGCACCATCCCTCGCACCTCTGCGTCCGACAGGAACTGAGATCTCAGAATTGTGTGAAACATACACGCTGCCATCTTCACATCTCGATTGTATCCATTCTCCTTCCAACGGAGAAAGTTGCGATGGGCCTTGTGCAACATGTCGGGAGAAAGACTCATGTACCCGTTCATGTTCTCCATTTCAGAAAGAGTGGAACGTTCGTAAGCCATGCGAGGGTTGGACGATAACTTGTCGACCATCCACTTCGGGACTCCGGGAATGTACTTTGTGCGTTTGTGACGCGGCGCGAGCTGCTCACCCTTAACGTCGTCGATCCATTCGCGGTCGACGTTGATGGTACGATGGTGAGGGACCACGCCACAATTTCCGCAAACGTAATGTCCATTGTGTGCATCCAACATAAGATATCCATAATTGCATTCCGTACAGTCGTAGGCGCGTTTTATGAGTGGTTGTGTTGGAGTCTCCTCACCCCCCTCCTCCACCGACAATACCTTTAGGTTGCGATCCACGTAAAGAAGCGCGGAGTGTAAGTCACGTGTAGACATTCGAAACAGCTGCACCATGCAATGTTCCTCCAGATAATCAAGTACGCAGTCGTATGGGATCACCGTCGATGGCTGGGGCGGCTGTGCAGACGCTGCATCCGTAGCAGCACGATTAAGGCGATCTCGCAGGGTATTGTGCATCGAGAGAGGTGCGCTAGGCATTCTGCACCATCGATGACACTGATTCGGTTGGTACCAACAAACTTTCGACTGTGCGCTGTAAGCGTCTTGTTCGTCGTTGCACGTTGCACTTTGCGGTTCGATCGATGACGACGCGCGACACGTGCTCCGTTTCCAGGAGCACGGTGTAGAGCGCAAGTGCCATGCTCGCAAACTGGAGGCGTTGCGTCGCACCTGTCACAGAGTTCATCTGCTCGTATGAATCGTTCGCGTAGTCCACGATACGTTGCACGTGATTATGATCTTGCGAGGTGGCGTCCACCGTGATGCGCAGTAGCGCAATGAGTGACAGGTAAATGGCGGAGACATACAGGACGGCGGTCCTGTGAGACATGATGCGTACTAACTGTGTGGCTATAAAATATAGTCGACATTAGACAAGCACGTTACGAGAATGGACAACGAGCTCCTCGTCACATTTTGTCGTGCGCGCAGGCGGTATCAGGAACGTCAACGTCAGACGAGCGAAGAGCGCTCAGAGGCACGGGACACCCTTCAGAGTGTCTCGGCGTTGCTGACGGAATCGATGCAACGACAGGGTCAGGGATGCATCCGATGCGTGCATGACGACGGAAAGACGTTTTACATTCGTCTCGTACAAGGCCGTCGACGAGCATTGACGTTTCGAAACACGGAAGATGTGGTTCGCCTTCTGGACGACGTGGCACTCAGCGTGACGCACGTGTCGCGGGAGGATCTTCCGGACGCGGTGGCGCGTCTTGTGGAATCGCGGGCTCGTGCACTCGGAACGGATGTGCCGTCACGCATCGCAATCGTACCCCGAGTGGGGATGCGCGAGACCATCGTGGAACAAAACAGCACCACTAGAGAGCTGCAAACGCTGACGTCGCAAATGACCCAAAACCATGTGGAACGCAAACGCATTCGAGACGAAATGGTGCCCATACGACGGGAGTTGAAAACGGCGGAGCAGAACCTCTGCGGTACCGTGTCCACCAATGGTGAGTCGCGAGAGGTCGACGAAGTCGTGCAGATGCACACACCCAAACGAGATGGAATTCTCGCAACGAGGCTCGTTTCCGTGAGAACCGAAGTACAACCGAAAAAACGAAACATCTTCGGGTTGCGAAACGTCTGCAAGTGCGTTCGCGAGGCCGTTCAAAACGTTGCAGAACGAGATGAGGCATTCGATGATCGTCTTCGTTCCGAATTGTTGCGGATCATCGAACGCGAACAGACGTCGGCACAGGACTGGTCACGACGAGTGGTTGTGAAGCGTCAACGTCTCACTACGCCCGTCACGAACGCGTGAATACTACCGTCGCATGGCCCTTGACATCGGGTGCAACCAATGACGGAATGACCGACACGATGAGTCCGCCACAGGAAATCACAACCCGCCGTTCGTCTCGAACGAGTACCTGTCCCGATAGTTCCAAACATTCCCGTTTTCCTGTTTTTTTCCCATCGGGACGTGCTACTACCGAGACGCACGTGGAGGGCTTACCGATCCAGTCGCACGAGGACGGTACGTCCGCGAACCAGTCATCTTTGCACACGCGCATTCTTACCGGCATTAGCACACGGACGTTCATACTAATGTCGAACACGTTTCACTCCACCATACTCGCAGTTTTTGACATTCGATATTTCGAGAGGGGTCTCTACATCATCGTATCCGAGGAGCATTAGCATCTTCATGTGCAACGACTCGGAAACTTTATCGTCGTCTCGTTCCTTCATGTAGGTTCCCGAGGTGTCCACAAGTTCACATTCGACTTCATACGTCGGTTCACAATTGTGTTGATTGTACTCCACCGTGTCGCGCGTCGTTGCCGACCACGTACGACTCAACTCATACTGCCACACATCTCCGTGTTCGCGTCTATCCATGAACGCGCGACGCTGCTTCACTCGAACGTAATTTATCAGGGTCGACTGCGGAGGCGACTCCACAGGCGTTTCGCTGGACACCTCTACACGGCACGTGTCCCCGGAATCGTTGCTGACAGAGGCGACGAATGATTCTATCGAGCGCTTCTCCACGTGTTGCGTATGCATCCGCATGCGTGTGCTGTCGTACTGCACACGTGTTCGCACGCTTCTCCCACGTGGAAGTGTGTAGAAGTAGTCGACGAGTTCCGTATAATTCGGTTCCGCAATCAGGTCCGGAGAATCCACAAGGTCACGTTCCAGCTGCTCGAACACGGTACGGGGAACTCCGGAATGAAACGTGTCCGACCGCTGTCCCAGACGCATCTCTAGTTCCACATTTTCATGCGTGCGACGTATGGATGCGCACCGCTGAAGAAGTGCGCGCACGTCCATGCGTCGTATCTCGGGTGCGAGAGAGAGCATCGAACGTGACGCATTCTGACACTCAGTCCCTCTCAATCCTCATCCTCTTCGTAGTCACTTTCGGGAGCAAGACGGAAGCGGTCCGCCAACGGAACGCCCGGAATGCACATGTGTCCTATGCTGACACGAAGCATCCGCTCGCGCCGGGAGTAGTGACGTGCACGCGCGCGAAGACGATTTCCGACGGTGTACACCTGCCGGTTGGTACTTTGATGCTCTCGCACTTCACGCGTCACCTCCGTTTTACGCGCTCGAGTGTCGTCATACTGCCTGATGAGGCGACGGACCTCCACTGGTGCATTTTTGCGTCGCCTGGCAGACGAGATGCGAGACGACACGTCCCGTCGCACAAGAAGTTCCCTTGTTTCCTCGTGCCGACAGTTCGGGCATGACGAATTTCCGGTGGCGAACCACTGAACGATGCAGTCCACGTGAAAGGAATGACCACATGCAAGACTATGACTCGCGGGCGTAGAGTCAGTTTGAGGAAACGTCGCGTCTCCACATATGGAGCACACTTCGTCGTGTGACACCATTTACCCACTACGCTACACCGTTCTCCTCCTAGTCTAGACATACTGATGACGGCCGAAGTCACTCTCGATGTCATCCCGACACGCAACACATGGACTCTTTATGCACATTATCTGAGCAACTCGGACAGTTATCAAACGTCCTACGTCAAACTATGTGATGTGGCATCCTTTCAGGATTTTGGACGCATGTGGAACCACACTCATCCGAGGCTCGTGGGCGATCCCACACACGCCGTGCAAATTCAAGGTAGACGTGTCACCTCGTGGTCTTACTTCAGGGATGAGATTTCACCGGAATGGGAACATCCATACAACGAGCACGGGAAAACGTACAGCCTCCGTACCACCATGAAGTGCGACGATGCTTACACTCTATGGGAAATGCTCGTCGCACAGTGTACTCTCTCTTCACACCCCGATGGGTTGAATGGAGTTCAAGTATATCGTAAAAGTGCTACTGTCCGTCCTCATGAACCGGGACTCCTCATGAAGTTTGACATTTGGTTCACAGCGTCTGCCTCTCGCGACGACATCGTGGAATGGTTGGCACGTTCCCTCCCAAACTACTCGTTCACACACGCACCACGCGTCCCTGCTCGCTAGGTGTGTGTGTGTGTGTGTGTGTGTGTGTGTGTGTGTTTGTGTGTGCGTGTGTGTGTGCGTGTGTGTGTGCGTGTGTGTGTGCGTGTGTGTGTACGTGTGTGTGTACTTGAGTTCCGAACAAAGTTTACGACGTGTTCTTCTGTATCGGAGACGAGGAAGGCGCCACCTCCTCGTCCCCGTCCTCCGAATCATCGTCGCTGTACTCCCCATCCTCCATATCCGACTCCTCCTCGTCCGAGCTTTCGTCAAGTGCGTGACGCTCGTCCTCGGGAACGTCGTCCAGAACCATCTTACGGTACTCTTCGGTATTGAACACCTCCTGTTCGTAAAACTTGGTCTGGCGACGAGTCCGCTTCCCCACAATGATGTTACTCGAGTCCACCCCGTCCAGATCACGTACGCGCTCCTCCTCCTCCGTCCTTGGTTGTTCACTCGTCACACTTGCATCGTCGTACACGCCGCACTCCTCACCCTCGTCACCCTCGTCCTCTACGATGAAGTCCACCAACGAACCGGCGTCGTCGTCGTCGTCGTTCGAACGCACGTCCTCATTGTCGAGATCGTCCACTGGATCCGGAGCAACGGCAGGCTCATCGTGGGGGGGTAGGGGGATCGATACAACCTCTGTCGACATGTGAGACGTGTGTAAAATCGCGTGTGCTGTACGTGTGCACGGTGGTGACCTCAACACTGATGCGAGTGCCGCATAATTTAGGGATGCGTGAGTGTAGTCTATCACGTTTCGTTCATCGCGCGCCGACAGGGCGCCAATTTTTTTTTCTATGCACTGTAAGATAACACACACCAACATCATCACAAATGTCTGGCGCAAATTACGATCTTCTTGCCCAGGGCCTCATCGACAAGTCCCTCACCGGTAACGCTCAGACCACCTTCTGGCGTTCCACCTGGAAGCGTCACACGCGATTCTCGATTGAGTCGCTCTCGCAGCCATTCAACACCAACACCAACTTTGGTCAGGAAGGACAGGTCCTCTTGAACCGCGTTGGTGATATGGTTTACTTCCTTTACGTTCACGTGACCCTTCCGGGTCTGGTCGCCTGCGACACCAAGACCGAGAACTGCCCGGGTATCGCGACCGGTGGCCAGTTCCCCGTTTTCATGGATGGAGGCGCTGCGTGCAATCCGTGTGCAAAGATGGACGAGGCGGCGCTCCTCGAGTACCTGCCGTCGGACTACAACGACATGTCGTCGGACCAGCAGGCGGAGGCGCTCCGTGATGCAAAGGACGTGTGGCGCCGCGAGAAGTACGGCGCGGGTCGCGAGCTCTCGTGCTGCGCGGACAACGATGCGGACTGTCCCGATCAGACGTGCCCGGAGCTTGGTGACACGTGGTGCCACTACTGCAACGACACGGGTCACTTTCTCATCAACAAGGCGAAGCTGATCATCGGTGGCCAGCAGGTCGATCAGCTGTGGGGTACCTTCCTCTTCTGCTGGGAGGAGCTTACGGGCAAGAGCGGTCGTCGTCTTACCGAGCTCACGGGACGTCGCTACACGCGTTCGCAGCTCATCTGCGACTCGCGCGAGGAGCGCGACCTCTACATCCCCCTCCCCTTCTACTTCACCCTCGCGTCGGGTTCCGCGCTTCCCCTCGCGTCGCTCGCGTACCACGGTGTCCAGATCAACATCGACTTCGAGCGCCTCGAGAAGCTGGTCGTCGTCTCGGGGTCGCACGTTGCCGTCCGCCACGCCCGCACGGGTCTTGGTCTCACCGCCAATGATCTCAAGGCGGAGATGGAGGTCACCTACGTCTACCTTGACCAGCAGGAGCGCGACAAGTTCTCGTCCTCGCACTTTGAGCAGCTGGTCGTCCAGACACAGCACTACTTCAAGACCGAGTCGAAGCAGATCTGCCGCATTCCCCTCTCCTTCAACCACCCGACCCTCGAGCTCATCTTCTGCGTTCGTCGCCAGTGCCAGGAGCGCTGCAACAACTTCGGCAACCTCTCGGGCGTCGACGGTCGCGACCCGATCACCCACGCCGAGCTCCTTCTCAACACCACCTCGCGCTTCGGTAAGAAGCCGGCGCTCTACTGGCGCGGTGTCGTCCCCTACCAGCACCACTCCAACCTGCCGGAGGCGTACATCTACTGCATGTGCTTCGCACTCAACCCAGAGTCGGCGCTTGAGCCGTCGGGCTCGTGCAACCTGTCGCGCATCGATAACATCGAACTGGTCCTCGACATGCAGTCCGCCCTCGCCAACGAGTCGTACACCGTGTACGTCTTCTCCCGTTCCTGGAACTTAATGAGATTTAGAGAAGGCGTGGCCGGGGCCGCTTTCCAATGATAAGATTGAAATTCATGACAGCCGAAAACGGGTCACACAAACAAGATCAGGAATCACAGAGGTACGATACTCTGAATCATTTTTTTCGCGTACCAACTCCCGTATCCCGATACCAATCCCAAACCCAAGGAGGACGAGTTCCCCGATCTTGTCCAGTTTCAGGCCGCACTCGAAATCCACACACAGCGCCGTAAGGATTCAAAGAAGGCGCGCAACCAACGTCCCGACGTGAGGGAACACAAGAATGCACAGGCTCGCACAGCGTATGCGGAACGGGTTGATCACGCGGACGACGAGGACGGTGACGATGCCTGAGTGACGATGTCACGGCAGCGATCGACGAAGGCGTCAAACGAGGATGTCTTCTTCATCATGTTGCAGCACGTGCAGCACGGACGGGAATTGTCACGGGTGTAATGTTGAGCATTGTCTACGCGATCCACTCCGAGTGGAATGTCCTTGGTACCCGCAAGTCCGCATAGATAGCACTGTGAGTGGTAGCGCATCACGTTGTGGTCCTCCCGTGTGAACTCCACGACCCAACCATGTTTGTTCGCGCGATGACGAAGTCGTGAGAAATTTACACCACAGCGGAGCACACAAAACTTCTTTTCGGATCCCATCACGTACGGGATGGAGACGGTATTGGCGACGCCGGTGTCCTGGTAGGCGACAATGTTGCGACACGCCTGGCGAAACGCGTCGATCGTGAGTCCGCCGCGCGAGATGTTGCACTTTGTGCAGCACGGCCACACGGTGTCGTCCCCGTAGACCTTGACCGTGTGATCGTGCTGGTCCAGTCCCAGGGGACGGACTCCCGTGGGACCGACGCCGCAGTGGAAGCAGCGCGCGTCCAGGGAGAAGAGTTCGCGCATCTTGCCCTCAGTGAGTTCGAAGGAGATGCCGCGCGTGCGCGCCGACCACTGCGTGTTGAGGACACGGAGTCGGTACGCATTCTCGGCATCCTTTTGATACTCCGCGCACGCCAGCGCCCTCGCCTTTGCCTTGTCCGGGTTGTTCTTGAAAAACAGGCGGCGGGTGGTATTGTAGTGCGCACGGTTGTCGCTCTTCCACCGTTTGCGCTTGTCCTTGACCCACACCAATTGTTCGCGTTGGTGGTTATACAGTTTGCGGGTCGGTTTGGCGTTGAAGCGGCGCGTGCGCATCACCGTCTTGCAAAAGTGTTTCTTGCACACGCCACGCCGGACGGTGCGGTCGCGCGATCCCTTGTAGTTGGTCATGCCAAGATCCTCCACGGGGTCAAAAAAGAAGTCTGCCTCGGGTGCGTCGTGAGGACCGACAGGACACTTGCACATTCCCTCCGCAGCAGGTTTCATCATTCGTTTCTTCTTGTTCTCCTGGTCCTGCTCCATCTTCTTGCGCAGTTTATCACGTCCCTCCTCCGTCTCCTTGTCTTCATCATACTGTTCCCGTTTGCGGTCGTTCTCGGCGTCATGTGTTTGCACGACCCATACCTGAAACCGTTTTACTTCGTTTCCGAATTCGTCCGCGTACGTGACGACCGGCTTGCGCGTTGCGTCCTTGCTTTTCTTGGTCGCAGCTCCCTTGCAAATTTTGCAGGTATTGTCCGACGCATTGTACTCGTGTGGTTCAAGGAGACGAGTGCGATCCTGGGGATGTCCCTCGCGAAAGCAGACGCGCTTTCGACCCTTGACGGCCTTTGCGTGTTCCTCGGCGTTCCCATGGAACATGGACTCCGGTGGATTGTCCAGACGTGGTTTCTTGCCTCCGCTGTCGTAGAGACGTTGCTGCCATGCCGCGTCTGCGTCGATCCACTCCTCTGCCGTCGCGTAGGGTCCCGTGGGTTTCGTGGGAGTGTCCATTGCGTATGCCCTTAGTATGGGTGGTACAGATATTTGGTACACTTGTAATCCCTGGTACCAACAGAAGCGAAACCGAAATGGCGCCTCCACCACTTTGGGACCACATGGACGAACTCGAGAAAATAATGGTTAGACAGTGGAAGCAATGGCCAACTCGTCGCTTAGTGGTAAAGAAGGATCCAGAACAGGAAAATGAATTTCTTGCGGTCGCGTTCCTCAATGACCTATCTCACCGCGACTCGTGTAACGTCGAGTTCATATTTGTTCGTCCAGATTCGCGTCGACTGGGACACGCGTCGTTTCTATTGTCACACATTATCAAATGGGACCGCGCGACTCTGTTTGCGTATCCCGACTCCGACGAATCGCGCGCTTTCTTCAAGAAGTTCAATTTTGTTCCAGTAGGCGATAATCGTTTGGCACCGGCGGACTGGGAAGATTCGCCATTTATGAACGAGATGTGGGCACGCAGTAAAACTCAGTGAGATCGATGTAAACGGAAAATATACTACGACGAGTGGACCGTGTACCCTGGCGGCGCGCAAGATGCGGCGCGCGTCCTCGGGATCAACCCCGGCAACGTGGTTCGCGCGTGCACGGGAGTGCGTCCGTCTGCGCACGGGTACGTCTTCGAGTACGACGAACCGAGTGAAGTGGGGGTGTTGGATGGGGAAGTGTGGGTAGAAGTGTAACAGTTTTCGTACAAACACTGTAGTTTCCTCAGTACCAACAGTTCCGTATTCTCCTGTACCACGGTACGCACGTTTGCGTCTCACGCCGGGTCGTACACGGGCGACGTCGGGTCGTACGCAGGGGAGGTGGGTGAGTACACTGGCGACGTCGGGACGTACGCAGGACAGAGCACGTCCAGACGCTTGGTCAGCTCTGTGCACCGGTCCTCCGCGGCGCGGACCGCCTCGAGGTGGACTTGGATCTCGCAGCGCGCTCGCGCGAGTTGGGCGCGAATCTCGGTCTCCTCCCGCTCCTCCGCCGTCTCGTCGTCGTCGTCCGAGAACTCGTGCTCGGGAAGTTCCGCCACAATCTCCGCCAACGTGCGCTTGCGTGACATCGCGCTCATGGTCTCCTTTTCTGTTTGGTACCACAGTCACTTTGGTTTTCACAGTCAAAACATCGTTACGCGCGTACCAAACGAAAAGAAAGGTACATGTCGAAGAGGTGTGCCTCGCCGTCCAGTGACTCGTCGTCCAAGGCATCCCGCATGTCGGAGGACGACGACCTTCATGAACGCAACGTCGCTGAGTGGGAGTCTGTCCAAGAGCACGTCCGACGCGCCGTCGACGTTCCGTACGCGGGGATGATTTCCACGGTGGACGTGGAGAAGAGCTACCATGAGCACAAGAAGCGTCTTCAGGACGAGGGGTACGCCTTTGGCACGTACAACACCGATCGATCCCTCTTCGAGAAGCTCGACCGATTCGTCTTTCAACGCGTCCCCGCGGATCACATGGGGCGCGCCGTGCTCTCTGAAGCGAAGGGTATCCTGATCCAGATCAATGAGGGGTCGAAGCCCAAGAAGGACTGTTTTAGCATGCTCGTCATGCTGAGTACCAAGTACATCGCCCCCGTCGCAAACTTGGTGCACATTCTGGAGCACCCGTTGGCGTCCTCCGACGACCTCGACCTCTTCTGGGACCTCACCGATCGCCTCTGGTGTTTTGCGCACCCAATCTACGATCTGCATAGCGGGTGCCTCGACCACACGTGCGCCAAGATTACGAAGCGCCTTCGTGAGGTTACGACCATGGAGGTCGTGGAAAAGGGAGAGAACCCCTAATGTATCGAACAGTTGCAAGGAAACTGTTCGTGTGACGGCTAGCGGCACGGAAATGCCCAGAGGGTCGACGTTGCAACTGTTATTGCGACCCAACGGTAGCAAAATATGTCAGCCGAATACAGTAAGACATCGATCCGGGATCAAAGATCCCTGTCTTAGAAACCAGCCTTTAGAAACTCAGGTCATTTCGTGCGCGCGTGAGTTCATTGTGTCTTTGCATAGATTCGCTGCATACAACCATTATAGTCACCGATGCCATCGATGCGTACCAAGCTCCTTGTGCCACTGCTCGTGAACCTCACATCGGTCCTTCTCGCGGCAGTGGGTATCGGAATGCTCAGGTCGGACGACGTGTACTTTAGAGTGGGGCCGCGCAGCGACCTGATGATTCTCTCCGTTGCCGTGGACACGTGGACGCGATGGTGGACGCTGGTTGCGTTTTTGAGTTTAATGGGTCTGTCTGACGTACTAACCGAAGAACTGGCAGACCCGATATTGACCTTTACGATTTACAATCCGGATAAGAAACGGATCGTCGAGTTTGGAAAGAATGAACTGCAACTCTTTGCGAATCTTACATACCTCACATCGTCCGTGAAACGCGTGATGCTCGTGCTCGTTCAAATTTCGCAATTCGACCTTGCAATCGTACACGTCGTGGTTACCGAAGTGGCCACCGTCTTCACCATCCGTACGCTCTTGAACGAAAAAACGTTTGATTCGTATGCACGCGTCCGTCAAAGTGAAACGTGCGATTATTAAGTCGGCGTGTGTTTTGCGAAACAGCAGATACTTGGCACTCAGTGCCACATCACTCATGAAACGAACCGGTATGCTGTAACAGAACACGGCGTACGTCGCGGATGGACGCACCTCTGCGGCCGCCGGGAACTCGGGGAAGAGGTCCTTCACCTCTCTCCCCTTGAGTCCCTCCATCATGAAGCACGGTACATGGGGACGGGGCACCACAGAGAGGGTAATGCAGACGACGAGGACTCTTCTGACGAGGAGTACAGCGACAGCTCACAATATATGGAACGCGTCACCCCCACCCGCTGCAGTAGTCCATGGTTCTGTTCGTCGATCGAACGGGGGTGAACACGTAGACGAGTGCGGATAGGACGACCTTGCACGCGACGCGTCCGATCGTAGATGACCTCTTCATTGTTGGTTCTCTTGCCGTTTGGTACCGGGCGTGTACCAATGCATCAAACAGAAGGTAGAATGAATCCGGAGGACAGTCTCTTTATCAAACGGTGCACCGACGTCATCCTCGTGGCATGCATCGCACCGTTGTTGGTTCTCTGGTGGCGCGCGACTCCTCCTCCGCCGACTGCACGCGCGAGACGTGTCCGCGTTCCACACGCGACGACACGTGAGCGTACCATTGATACTGGGGAACCGCGGCGTGCATCATCACCATTGCAACGTCCGTGGCGTGAAGAGGAGACGTCGACGGTTCCATGGACGCGAGTACAACGCCGTCAGTCTTCGACGTGTTAACGTGTGGTGTACCAACCGGAAAAGGGAAGAGAATGCTGACCAATACGAACGTCTTCGTGGGTGCGACGGTCTACGAGGTGACCATGTACGGTCCCGCGTTACTCGGCATCGTCGATCGCACCTTTGACACACTCAAACGTCCGGGAATGGTACACAGCATCCGTCTTGACGATTGCATCCCGTACGGAACGTTTAAGTTGCAGACAGTGATGTACTGGTCGCGCGGACGGTGGCGCAATCGACTTAATAGGACGGCGGAGTACAAGGTGTGTAACGCATTGGTACCAACGGAAGAAGGACCATGGACGGCGCAACACCACTCGTCTCGACCTCCTCCGTGACGTCGACGACGGAGACGAGCACGGACGTGGTCAAACGCGAAAAGGGGACGGTGACCTGGTGGTGGAAGACGAAGGGATACGTCAAGGTTTGATCTGTGTGTGTGTGTGTGTGTGAGGTCGTTTGTGCAAGGGAACGTACAGGGGTTCACACCTAAACACCTGTCGTGTCGTACCCTGTACATGTAGTTCCGCTGTAATGACGGTCTCGTTGCATTCGTGACAATGTTTCGCCAACATTTTCGTCCACACATGTTAACAATACCACATGACGACATACACCAACTGTGAGGATCTCACACGAGCGGTGCGCGATTGTGGAGTCGACGACGGTTCCGCAACGTATCGCAAATGCATCCAGACAAAAAATGTGGACACGCAACCAATGGCGTGTCAACAGTTTGCGACACCGTCGTCGTGTGAAAACGGTGGGTACACCACCACACTGCATGGTTGCACGAGCTCCACCGCATCACACGAACGCGTCCACGTGCTTCCAACACGAGGATCCCCGTCTTGGGTTCAAAAATGATCCCTTTTACCCCGTCCTTTCATCATTGTTACTGATACGAATTCGTTCGATTCTTTCTAAGAACGGTACCATATCTGACTCCTTCGTCATGCTCAATACCTCACCGATCAGGTCCATCCTGTCTGTCGTACCCATAAGTTTAAGGGCTTTTACAGCTGCGTGCACTCGTGTTTGAGGACTTGCGAGTGAATTGATCTTTAACTCGACTTTGATTTGTTGTATCTTTTGTCTTTCCGCATCTTCCGCCTCCTTCACCGCCGCCGCCGCCGCCTCCTTCGCCGCCTCCGCCGCCACCACCGCCGCCTCCCTCTCCGCCGCCACCGCCGCCTCCCTCTCCGCCGCCGCCGCCGCTGCCGCCGCTGCCGCCGCCGCCCTCGCCGCCGTCGCCCCCTTCGCCGCCTTCGCCTCCTTCGCCGTCGCCGCCTTCGCCTTCGCCGCCACCGCCGCCGTCGACGCATCCCCTCTTGTTCTGATCCTTTGTTGTCGTTCACTGGTAACGCTCTCATTCGCCGCAACCGCTGCATTAACTTTTGCCTGAGGGTCAGAGTCCCTACCTGGGATGAACGGCACGGGTTTTGTTTCCCTCTCAAACGACGACGGTGGCGTTCTGTCAGGGTCTGGAAGAGGTTTTATTTTGTTCCATGCTGCTAGGATTTCCGCAGGCGGGATGTTACCTAACAACCCAGCTTTCATTTTTTCGTCGTTCATATACTTCCAAATTGCAGCGTATGTTTGTTCGGGTGAGAGTTGCATACCCGAAGAGTTGGCAACCTTGTCTAATGCGGTGATGAACCTATTTGCTGTGGAACTGTCGTTAGCAAGTGCTCCCTGGGAAGTGATATTCTCTTTAATTTCGTTCAACTTCTTCACCGTACCGTCTGTATTGAAAAAGTGCCCTCTGCTCATTTCCCGGAATAGGTGATGCCCTGGACCACGGTACCAAGGATCGTTCTCATCCGAACCCTTGTACATCTGCACGGCAACACCCTTTTCAGGTCGCGAACCGCCAAGGAGAAGTTGGAAGATGTTCGGCATGGTAGAACGTTGTATGCAATGAGGCATAAAAAAAATGGCAGGTGGTCCTCACGCAAGTCCAGGCAATTTGAAGGACGCCGTCCCCTTTTGTCGCGGATCGACGAACACGTAACAATCCTTGTCCTGTATGTGCGAGAGGTAGGAGGTAAGGCTACTGTGATGCGCCACGTCCCACAACTTGTCTCCGAAGCGCGCCACGACCCCGTTGTGTTCGTGTGCAATTTTTAGAAAGGTCTTCCACTTGAACTCCTCCACGTAGGAGTGGTCCTTTCCGTAGTGTTCCGTGGGAAGCATGTGCAGACGGTCCGGAGGGATGCAAAACCCGCGTGAGAGCAGCAACTTCATGACGCGTCCATGATCCTCGTCGGGACGCGCCGTGACCACGTGCACGGGAAACATGGTTTGGATTTCCTGGTAGAGGTCCTTCATGAACTGAAAGCCATTGACGACGTTTTCGTTGCCGTCGATGAGGGTGTCGTCGATGTCGACCATGACGCATCCAAGAGTGCGGCGCTTGTACTGGAAACGAATCCACTGAATGGCGTGAAACGCGATGAACATGCGCTGTTCGGTCTTTGTCTTATAACGCACGTAGTATGCGGGAAATGGGACGCGCGTATCCTGCACCAGCGTGGCCGAGGTTGAGGTGCGCCCGTACTGAACCTCGTCCTTACCCGACATTGGAGCCCTTTCTATTGTACGACGCAATTTTTTTTCGCGTTTTCATGTGCACACAACTATGCATCTGGAACCGCCGAAAGGAAATTAAGACTGAATGAAAAGTCGCACCCGTGGAAATTGTACGGGGTCCTCATGTCGGGGTTCCAAAATGAGAGAGTAAAGGTGGTGAGTTGGTTGCGCATGAGCGTCGTGTCGCGCGGGAGCATCCGTTCCTCTCGAAAGAGTGGGTACAGGGAAAGTTTGCAGAACACCTGCTTGTTTTCGTTACCGTACGAATGTTCGAGCGTGGCTCCGGACGATTCCGAGAACGTCATGAGAATGTAGTCTGGATGGTCCAGTGTGTGTGTGTGCGGTGCGAGAAAGGGTGGAACACGATCTCCGTGCGCATTTCGAAGGGACCCGTCGACGCCCCATTGCGTCGCTCCCGGTCGGTATCCCATCAGGTGCGAGGGAATGGAGCGTGGGTGTACGTCGAAGCACATGTTCCACGGTTCCAGGGAGCACGTCAGCTGCACCGCGGTGTCGACGTCATTCAGTCCATCCAATGACGGCACGAGGAGCGTCAGGAGAGTGGGATCTGTTGCGTTGCCGTCTGCGACGACGCATGTGAGGCACATGGGTAGTTTGGCGCGCACTCCCTCTACGCGCAACTCCTCCCCATCGTCGTCTCCGACCACGACGGTGTTGCCGCACTCGCTCATACAGAGAAGATCACCGGTCTGAAGTCCGTGGGAAAAGGGCATCCGGTTCACGTACGTTCTAAGGGTGATCTGTTTGGGACCCGCGCGCTTTTGTACGATCGCGATCATGGGCGGAGGGGTCGTCACGTGCACGGAGAAACGTTTCTGCTGCGTCACCTCCGAAACACGAACGACGTTCGTACACAGTCTCCCATCGACACCGCGTGCGCAACGACACGGTTGTGTGGCGGTGTAGGTGTCCGATCCGCTCAACGGTTGCGAGGGAAATCCAAGACGTGAGGCGTCGATACAGAGGGGGTGGTGGAAGAGTATGGAAAAGGCTGCGGGTGACACATGAGTGTCTGGATGCCGACGTTCGCACGCAAACGTGAAGTGGTCGTCCTCGTGCACGACGGTGTACTCAATGGTGGAGTCGATGCCTTTGATCGCGTCCGTCATGGCGTGCGTGAGGAAGCAGCTGAGACGGTCTGGTGTGTACCTCCCGGACGGAATGGCGCACGTCACGATACGTCCACACGGATCGGAGAAGACGAGTTGGTGCCCCGGTTCTCCTGGTTTGGTGATGGGGAAGTAGAGACGATTCAACGCCGTTTCCAACTCTGCACCGAATCGCATGGGTTGACCCGTGCACATCGGTCGGTGACATGGTGCGTAAAAGCCAAGAGGAATGAGGACGTAATCCCAGAATGCGGTCGGTTCCGAGGGCCAGTGGGCACGGAAGTCCACAAGGCGAACCGGCATCGTCGAAATACCGCACAGTCGAACGAGTCGTGTGGCACCGAAACGCACCGTGTCTCCATCGACGGTGTCGGAGGTCACGCCCACCTTCATCCGATCCTGGAGCGCGTCGTAGGTCACCTCAAACTTGAGATCCGGTATTTTCGCGCGAAGACGATTGTGCAACCATGTAGCGAGTTCGCATGGGCTTTGAATGTTTGACACGATGAGTGAGTGGACATCCGATGTGAGGGGTGTGCACCTCACGACAAAGGTGGTGTCGTCCGTGACGTCGACGCGTCCGAAGGCATGCAGTTCCGAAACGGAGACGTCACCCTCGGAGGCTCCGAGAAGACGCACCTGGTGTCCACGGAGAACGTCGTCGCGAAGACCATGTGGGTACTTGCAGGTCACCTGCATGCCCTTGTCGCGTCGGCGTGTGCGCACGATCGGATTCACACGTAGAGGCAGATGCACGCTTCCAACCGACGCGCCGTTGCGGTAAACTTCCACCGTCTGGGTCTCTGGCGTGAGGCCGATACCCTCGTTCATGTAAAGTCGATTCCAATCCTCCTCCACCGTCCATTGCACCATGGGAAACTCGCACGACGCGAGGGCGACCTTCATGGCGTCGTTGCGAAGTCTATTTCCTGGCAAACGAAACGTGAAGGATGCGTCTTCACGGATGATGGCATCGCGTGTATGAAAACACATGGTCATTACTTCCGTCGGCATGACTATGTTATTATAAACGTTACAATGAAAATATGATCCGACCTCCTCCCGTGCTCGTGGATGATGCGGACGACGCTCCCATTCGTCACGACATAAACTCGGACGATGTGCGCCGAGCCTATCCGGATCTTCCAGAAGGGACGGGTAGGAACTCGTTTGTTTCTCTGTGCGACTACCGTGCATACAGGGCCATATTCCACGCGTTCCCCGACTTCCGACCCCCCCGCAGTGGTGTTCCCGTGCAAATCCACCCTCAGTGTCACGCCTCCTCTCGAGAGCGTTTGCGCGATGTTCCCTTGGAAACCGTGACGTAATTGGTGGAGAACAGGACAGTTTGCGAGGTCATAACGTCCGAGGTGGCCGCGGTGGGTTGGTACGTTGCAAATGGAGACGGAAACCACAGATTGCGAACCAGTGGAGACGCGAACAGGTCGATGTCGTAGTGCGTAATTGATCTCTTTGCGCGAAGTTCGGAGAGTAGTTGCACCGCAACTGTCGCGGTCGGAACGAAGTATGCAGCGGAACTGGAGACTCGAAATTCGGTCTTTTGGAGTGGATTGATACCAGGTTGCATGGTCGCGGCGAGATTCGACGCCTGGCGGTTTTTGCGGAACTCTCCCATGTCCTTTACCAACGCGGCGTTGAAACTCCCCGCGATCATGCAAATGGAATCACGAGGAAGAGAGTCGAATGCGACGTTCACCATGGCATCGGGTACGTAAATGTCGTCCTCAAGCACGAGTAGTGGAAACGAGTCCGACATCACGGCGCGTTGCAGCACGGCAGCGTGACTCGCCCAGCATGCCGACTTGCGTTCCCTTGCACCCACGGATGCCCTCGGCATCACCTTCATGCGCGAGGTGACGGTCGAGGGCACTGTGGTGACGTCGACTGCGTCGAAAACGGCGAGATCGGGAAAATGTGGACGCAGGAGGACCTCCACACATTCGCGTCGATCAGACCGTTCCCGCAGGGAGATGCAAGAAACGTGCAGGTCCGTTTGCGTCACCTTCATTCCTTTCGTTTGGTACCACATCCCTCGTGCATCGGTAGATAAAATGCAACGAAACGACAAAACAGGATGTACACCCGTCTGCGCGACATTCATCCATCCGCGGGTACGCTCACGTTCCCAAGAAATACGGACATCATGCACAACTTCACACTCCACGACACGCGTGGGCGGCTGATTCACAATACGAATCATGAGGCCCATGAACAGTTTGTGGTGCACCGATTTCTTCGTCCAACCGATAGTGTCATAGAGTTGGGCGGAGGAATCGGTACAAACTCCATCCAAATCAACATGACGCTCAAGGGACGCGCGAAATCACAACATTACGTCTTCGAACCACAGGCCGAGCTTGTGAAACTCCTCAACGAGAACGGGCGCCTCAACGGGTGTAAATTTCACGCGATCCACGGCGTGCTCTCAAAGGAGAGAGGTGTCCGTGTTCCTACCTTCAATGCAGACTCGAAGACGTGGATATTTGTCAAGGCGGATACCGCCGCACGCGGACCCGTCGTCCCCTCCATCAAAACTCTTCCCATACATCCCACCGCCATCGTCGCCGACTGCGAGGGGTGTCTTCTAAAGGTTCTAACCGACTTCCCGGAGATTCTCCGCAACATCCGCATGGTATACATGGAGAACGACGGCGGACGGGAGGTACTGCAGGGAGTGCGTGAGATTCTTTTGTCGCACGGACTTGAGCAGAAGGTGAACACGAGTCATCACAAACTGTTTGTTCGTCCGGGACGCAAGCGCAGTCGACGGCACAGTCGACGGCGCAGCAAGTCCTCCTCACGTTGAGGTGGTGTCGCATAATTCGTCGTCCTCTGTCGGACGTGGACGCTTCGCGAATGTGGACAGTTCTAGAATGAGCTGTTCCAGACGCGGCGGTAGGGACTCGTCCTCTCCGTTGCAACGAACGCGTCGAAAAAGGTCGATGAGAAGGTCCCATGAGACCACCGCCCATACAGGAGAGTGATTGCGGGTGAACACGAGACACGGAGACGCACCCTGTGGTGTATTTTTGCTCGCCTGTTCGAGACACCCCCAAATGTTGATCTTTTCGACGTTTTTGCATTCGATGGATAGAGGCACGCGCTCACGCGCCGCGGGTGACATTCGTATGTCCTCTCCTCCCGCTCCCATGCTCGTGGACACCGCGTCACCGTCTCCCAATTCCGGGAATGCGTCCATGATGCTCTTTGCGACGCTCTGCTGTAGGCGCCGCCCCTTGCTCTTGCACGATTGGGGACGCATTTCACCGAAAAGCGTCCGATGGGATGGGACCCGCGCTCCATTAACACTGATTCTTTTTTAGGGCGTCACCTGTCAAATGACGTGGTTGGACGATCTGAAGTACGATTCGGACGCATCCGACGCCTCTTGGGATGACAACGTTGCGGAGAGTTCGGTTTGGAGGGGAGCGACGTCTCCACTAGACGGCGGCGATTGGTTGCGGGAACTGGAGGAGTCGCTGCGGGACGACATTTCCGAAGACGATTATTACGGAGGCGTTGGTACCAACGAAGAAGGGGCATTCGGTACCAACTCAAACGAAAGCGACGATCGCTTGTACATGGGGCAGAAGAAAGACTGGAAGTGCCAGCGTTGCGGCAAGGTGGTCGTGAAGCCAGCCGACAAAGCCACAATTGACAACTGTCCAAAGTGCCGAGGGAACAAGTACTTATGCGACAAGAACAGCGGTATCCTCGTGGATATCAATCGCGGAAAACCTCGCGGGACCTCGGGTCACTATGTCATGGCGCGGATCTTCCACACGGCGTCAATGGGCACTCCCTTCGCGATTGACACGGAAGCAGGGTCTATGCGCGTCACACTTCGTCCGGACGACAACATACCGGACTACCCAAGCGGTACCGTGGTGTATAAACTTGCTCCCAGGAGCATCAAGGCGCTCACTACGCAATTGGGACCTGGACTTGTTGGTACGGTCGCGGAGAACGTCGACCGCAGCCACCCGGAGGTGGTGGTAGTACAACCAGCCGGAGGAGGAGAGGTCGAGACGATCGAGAACCCGCAGTTTGCGGTGCTTTACACGGACGTTATGGTCACACCCGTGTCCCAGAACCTGCCGACCACCGTGGATCCCTCAGTAGGCGACCCACCTCCGCCGTCGGGAAGGACAAACCGCCCGCGCGACGATGTGGACACTGTGGAAGACCTTTTTGCAGACGCACTTTCTGCAGACGCACTTTCTGCAGACGACGACGTCGCACCTCCCGACCCACCACCTCCGCCGTCGGGAAGGACAAAGCGCCCGCGCGACGATGTGGACACTGTGGAAGACCTCTTTGCAGACGCACTTTCTGCAGACGACGACGTCGCACCTCCCCCATCACGCCAACGCCAATCTATCGACGTGAACGTGTACCTCGACTACGACATGGAAGACCCCCCCATTCTCATTAAGGACGTCCGTTCGTTGGAGACGCTGCGCCTGCGGCTGAATGACTACAATCGGTGCGGCGACGATGACAATGACGTCATTCATGACACTGAATCGTACAAGGAACTCACGCAGAAAATCATGGACGACGCGATTGCAAGTGGCGCATCCCTACTGACGGTGTCGGTGTACTCGAAGGACGCGGTCGACCCTCAACGTCGACCCTCAACGTCGATCCGAAATGTGGAGGGTATGATGTCGGGAGGCAATCCATTGATGATGACCAATGGACGTTTCGCGAATGACGAGGAGGAGGACGACGGCGAACGCGATCGCCTTGTAGACGACGACGAGGAGGAGGAAGAGGAGGAGGAAGAGGAGGACCCGTGGTTAGGTCGCACGGCGTTGGACGCCGACCGAGATGTGCGAATGAACACTGCGTTCATGATACAGGAGCACGGAAGAATGACGCTGGCGCAGTACCTGGAGGAGAATCTGGAACTTCTTCCGTGGGCGGACTTCATTTCACCGCACCGTCTCTCCATGTTGGCCAACGTCGCCAATCCGTTTCTCGTTCTGTCTCCAATGTTCTTCGAGGGTGCCGTATCGGAGGCGGAGCGATTTCTGAACATGCACATCAATGCTGAGCATCTGTCCGGGTTGGGGTTGGGTGTGGCATCGTTTGACAAACGGTTCCTCAACGGTATTCAATGGGACGTGGGCATGATCTCAAACGCAAAGAAGGCAAAGGAGGAACGCGACCACAAAGAGGCGGAAAAGCGCGTCATCAAGGAACGCAAGACGGCGGAACAGGAGGCGCAACGTCAGCGGCGCAAGCAAGAAAAGGAGGAGGCGGGAATGGTGCGTGGCGCTGCAAAGAAGGCGGATACGGAACGGCGCATCGCAGCTGCGGAGGAGAACCGGCGCCTCAAGGCGGAGTTGAAGGAGGGGGATCGACGCCGCAAACATGAGAAGGCGACAATGCGAAACCTCGACAGGTTGATGAAACCGGGACTCAAAGGCCTAGAAACGGACGAGGAGCGTGCGGAGAAACGCAGCGATGCGTCCAATCGGTACGGAAACCTCCCATGGGCACAAGCATCCCCTCCGGTAGGTGTCGCGCGTCATCCGGAGACGGGACATCCGATCGTTTTCACGGACGTCCCGGAGGTCGTGTGCAATGCGCTCTTCTGGTTGATGGCGTACCGCCTCTACCTTCACATGAAGGACCCCCTGTCGGATGAGATGATCTTCCGCAACATCAATCGCTACTATGGTCGTGCCGTGGGAGCTGGTGGACAGCGTGATCTCTCGAAACGCCAATGGCGTTCCTGGCAGCTGCAGCGCAAGATTCCCGGGACATCCGGGTTTCTCGGACAGTACATCGAATCCATCCTCGCAGCACTCGTCAACGCGGCGTCCATTGCCGACCCCCGCATCGACTCTAGCGACAGCGCCCTCTCATGGATCGTCTGGATTCTGGATCCCACCAATGCAGAGCGTTGGTTGCGTGATCCGGTCGTCGTGCAGGGCTTGCAGGAGCAGGAGTACCACCCAGCGGGACGCGCCTCATCGTCTCGCATGCAGGACAAGTACGACGCCGAATTCCGCGATCGGAATCCGAACTGGTCTCCATCTCTTCCGACGTTACTGGAGATTCCGGATCTCCCCATCGTTCCTCCCGCACCTCCTCCACCTCTACCCGCCGACCCGACACTTCCGATGCCACCTCCGCATCCGCCCCCTGCTCCACCGTCGGACGTCGGGTCCTCCGCCGCGGGGTCGTCCGCCGCGGGGTCGTCCGCCGCGGGGTCGTCCGCCGACATCACCCCCGCGACCTTTCTTCCCGATGCGCTGATGAACATGGACAATGTCACCGAGCCTGTCGACCTGCACCATGTGACGCACACGGACGACATGAGTTGGGGACTACAGGACGCACTCAACCTACTCGATGATCTGGGAGGCAACATGGAGCGTGCGAAGGACATCTTCATCCCTGAGGCTGGTGAGGACGACAGTCAGATTCGCTTGAACGTGCAGTCGAGTGGTGCGACGCCGCAGACGGCACGCAACCTGCGCGACAACGGTGGAGTCACGGCGGCGCAAATCGTCGCGACTGGTTTGTTCGACGTGTCCAACCTCATCGACGTGTTCAGCATCGACAGTCTCGTCGCAGCTGGCATCCCTCCGTTGGATCTTCTCCACGCGGGTGGGAGCGTGACTGACCTTCGACAGCATCTGTCGCGCGGGATTCTTCGAGATCAGGGATTCTCAGATGAGGTGAATGAATGAATATTTCTGCTGGACGCACCGCAACACACGCCAGGGCTCGCACGCTCACCCTTCGCTGACAAACCGCGTCACGGTAATACAGTACCGGCTCAGATGAGGTCATGTAATGCGTGAGAGATTTTGGGAGGGTGATATTATAAACACACAAAGACATGGAACTTGCGTACCCGTTAGACGTATGGACTCTCTCTAGCATGGGCGTTGTGATCGTAATGGCTGCAAGTGTGGTAATAATTTTGGTGCGTTGAAACGTAACCCTCTCAACCATGGACGCATTGGAAGTTCTACGTGCGAGCATGCTCAATTTTGGGACACAGCCCCGTGATCAATCTCCACGATCGGGTCGCGAAAACCGATCACCTGGACGACGTAGGAAATCGCGATCACCGAAACGACGACGCGCGTCCCCGGGACGCACTCGACGACGTAACATCAGTAAGCAACGCATGTCCCGGTTGCGTACCATGAGATGAGTACGCCTCTCTCTTTTTTTTTATACGGCTCTCATGAAACACATGACGGTGGAGGATCTCAGCCATGCGAGTGCCGATCGCCACGCCGATCGTATGATGCACGAGGTAAAGACTACAACTCAAATTCGTTTTCCACCCCGCCCTCCGCCTACGTTTTCGGCGCGAGAGTCCCTGGAAACCCCTACAGACAACATGGAGGACACCATCATCTCTGCGCGTGTTGCGAACGAGACTGCTGCACCCACCCCTGCGAACACCGCCACCAAACCCACCGTGAGCGCCAAGGCCACTCGAACCGTTCAGGAACGATTCCAGGACTTTTACGCCGACTTTGATAGTCTGGAGCCCATGCTCTCTACCCACCTCTCCCCAGAGGACAAGAAACGATTCGTCCAAGCGATTCGGGGTCCCGGTCCTCTGCACCGCCCCGAGATGGTCACCATCGCCGTCTCGATTATTGTCGTGATGATGACCGCAATGGTGTGCCTCAACAAGTCATCGACCCCCCATGAACCCCGTTCTCGTGCCGCACCATCTCCGTCTCCTCCAGTGGTGTCGTCGACGACGAACTTCAACATCGAACGACTCTTGAAACCACTCAATCGGAATCGTTGAGTGGTGCGACAAGGAAACGAATGAACGACTTGCCCTGCTCCTCGCTGTCGGACGCGCCACCAAGGATGCCTCCACCGAGTTCATGGGTCATCACGAGAGGCATCGAATTCTGAACCTGCGCCTTGATCATACGCACAGGGAGAATCTTGATGAATGCGTCGATCTTATCGACGGGGAACACAGCGTCGAACACGCAGTTCATTTGGGAGGTGTCGTCCTCTTCGACCTCGCCATCAGCGAATGCACGAACCGTCAGACTCCCATCCGCGCCCTTTTGAGTCTCGTGGCAAAAGGTCTGAGAGTGGCGCGCGTAACCCTCACCCTTCACCGTGAACACGACGACGGAGGGGTGATTCGCCGCCTCCTCGCGGAGGAAAATTTGGATCTGGATGCGCTCCGCGTGGGACTTGCGCGCCTTCTTGATCATCTCCTTGAGTTTGGAAAGGTCCGTCTCCAGACAGTACTCGAGGCGCATCTCGTCGAGATCGTCAAGCTCGTCCATCTCGTCGACGTACGTGTTCAGATCCGACGTCTCCTTGTGCGACCGCTGCTCCGGATCCTGCATCACGATGCGGACTGTCGCGTCGTCGTACCCTTCAATGCGCAGTTTGCCACGAGCACACGAGGGATTGTCGATGGATACGATGAGTTGTTTGCACTCGAGGCAAAAGGTGAACTCCTCCGGAGGAGAGTCTGACGAAAAGGTAACGTGATCGATGAGGATGCGTGCAGACACGACGCATGACATTCCCATGTCGGTACCGTCGAACATGAGCATGTAGTTGTTGACATTCTTGGGTTTCGACACGCGGAATGTCACACGGTTCATCACTGCCGCCACAGCATCGACGACGCTGCGCAGTGCGGACGCATCGTCGAACACGATGGTCCACTCCGGAGTGCGTGACTTGCGCTTGGTGCCGGCGGGGGGTGCGTAGGTGGTGGTCGTGTTGGACATGGCGAACGTGTGTGTATATGCGCGTGCGGGAACACGGCTTTGGTTGGTACACACGTTTCGAACTCTGATCTGGTGTACATGTATACACCTTCCGGGATGGTACCAAACACAAGGCGATGCTGTGTGATCGCCTATGTTGGTGGTTGCCGCGTTGCTGCAACATGACGACCGTCGGTCGCGAGGTGGACGTCACGCCCATGGAAACTCAAGCGGATTATACCATTCTTCAAGGTGGGTTCGGAGTTGTGCACTTCGAAACACGAAACGAAATGAGGGTGGCAGTAAAGAAAAGCTCGATTACGAGTGACACCATGCGGCACGAGGCAAATATTCTTTCGTGTCTACATCACCCCTTCCTCCCGGTCCTTCTCTCGTCCAACGACACAGAGATGGTCATGGCGGATTTGGGACGGCAATGTCTCACAGATGTGTTGCAAACGGGGCGCTTGTCGAGGATGCACTACGACAATATTGCGTGGTGTGTGGCATCTGCACTCGCATACATGCACGGATTACGATTCCACCATTCGGACGTCAAATGCGACAACGTAGTCGTCGATTCCTATGGAGACGCCGTGCTCATAGATTTCAATTTGTCTCAACAATCCCTAACGGGATTGTCGTCGACACGATGCGGCAGCATCTCCTACGTCCCCCCTGAGGTATACTGCGACCGATCTCCATGGGATGCATTCGCGGCAGACGTTTGGTCATTTTCAGTCCTCTACTACGCCATTCTGTATCGCCACCTTCCCTTTGACGACAAGTACTCTGTTTACGGACGATATGTCATGCTTCACGCATCTCACGGGAGTGTGGGCTCGCTACGAATGGTGTGGTCGGGGTCGCACATTTTCGATCGGGGAGACGTCGAAAAAAATCACGAAACCGTTCTTGACACTATGATGCAACCGATACCATCCAACAGACCGTCAATGGCATCCGTGGAACACACTCTCTACTGTCTCAAATATGGAATGCAGTTTGAGGGACGTTGTCTTCGTTCAAAGGAGTCTTCGACTGTGTGACGCTATTTTTTTCACGGGGTGTACTCTTCTCGTCACCGTTGGATTCCTCATCGACTACACCGTTCACCTTTGCCCGCTCCTTGGACGTGAGAGCGTCGTACGACCCAAATACGAGGCGACGTGTCGCTCCAATCATTTCCGCGTTGCATTCGCGCGCAAGGAAGATGACCAGGAAGAGACCTACACAAGACCCGACGACAATGAAGATGAGGGATTGGTCGGTAAAGGGTGTCACGTTATCGGGACGAGGAGGAGGAGGACTGGCGATGACGGGTTTTTGAGAGATGATGGTACTTGTAATGACCGCGTTCTGTAACCCCAGAGAGGACGCCGCCGGAGTGATGGCGTTGTTGAGATTCTCATCCGCCTCCAGAAGATCCGCACGTAGATTGTTTTGTACCGTTTGAGACGTCGTACTCGGCGGGATGACGATTTCTATGACCACAATCATGTCACCCGTGTTGACGACGATGGTGTTCGAGGTCTGAAGCGACCGTCGTCGTCGCTCCACTCCCGTGAAGATGATGCGGACGCGCACATTCTCCACGTCGACACTGGCGCGTTCGGCGAACACAGAACGCGCTTCTTCTACGAACATGTCCCTGTCCTCTTGAGGCGTTTCCTCCCATTGCTGAATGTTTACATTTTGGTACTCGAAGGTGACCTGCACCACTTGCTCCAATACGACGACCGAGTTGGGAGGGAAGGAGGGATTGGGAGGAAGCGGTGGACGGATGGGAGGCGGAGGCGGACACGGATAAGGTGGAGGAGGGGGTGGGGGCGTAGGGGGAGGAGGAGCTACATACCCTGGTGGATCCGGTGGCGGAGGCGGTGGAGGAGGACTGGGAGGAGGAGGAGTGGGTGGAGGAGGAGAGGGTGCGACGAAGACCTGTGCACTCGTCGTCGTCGATGCAGTGCGACTCTCGATGGGTACTCCCATGTGCGTCGCAAAGTCGGTGTCACTTGTCGTCTCGTAGCGTGTTCTCACCGTGACCGCGTCCGTTTCCGTGACCATGAAGAGGGTAAACGTCACACGCACACTCGCGGCCTCAAATGTGACCCGCATATCGGACGCCTCCGGATACTCCACGAGGAGTGCGGTGCGCAGTGCACCCTGATCCATGGTGACGACCGTTCCGGGAATGATGAAGGAGGACGACACCGAGTAGACGACCTTGCTTCCCGGTGACGTCGGTGGCAGGGGGGGAGGGGGGGTCGGAGGCAATTTTGGTGGAGTCGACGGAGGCGGATACGGAGGCAGGAGCGGTGAGGGAGAGGACGGAGGTGGTGACACGGGAGGCGGTGGACTAGGGGGAGGAGACAGAGGTGGTGAGGACGGAGGTGGTGACACGGGAGGCGGTGGACTAGGGGGAGGAGACA